GTATTCCTGATATTGGTGCGGCCTATACTTCACCTAGCACCCACCTCCGAATGCATTTCTCTATGTCGTCTACCGAGTCAATCTTGTAGTGTGTATGCCCCAGCTTTTGAAGTGTCCTTTTCCACTTTCCCTGGAGAGGCTTTAACGGTTCTCCGGGTGCTTTCATTTCGACGTACACGGTTCGGCCGCCGGGGAGAATGACAAGTCTGTCGTTGACCCCGTTATTCCCGGGGGACACAAATTTTGGTGCCTTGCCACCAATCCGCTCGACCTCCCGTACCAAACGAGACTCAAGTGTTGTTTCCCTCATGTTCCGACCTCGCTTTCTGGGTTGCCACAATTGCCCTCATTCGCGCGTACTGCACATATTCGTGTTTAACCTACGGGCGGGTGTTTTACGTGCTCCGCGTTTCCTAGGTTAATTTAATTATTATTAATTAGAAGAAATTCACGGCAACCACGGCAACTTAGCCTTTCAAGCCTTACTGCTGCTGCATTCTTGGGTTGCCGTGGGTCGGCAACCTCACGGCAACTACGGCAACCGTTCACGGCAACCACGGCAACCTCACGGCAACCTTTCACGGCAACCTTTCAAAAACGCGTTGAACACCATATCCGGCGATCTTAGCTTTGCCTTTTCGCTCCGCCCAGCCCGGTATGCGTCGCAACATGTCCATGATCTCCTTGGCCTCCCAAGTGCGCATCATGCCTTTCTTATTGCCGAGGCATTCCGTCCATATTTGGGCGGCGCACACCCGCTGCCGCAGACCTGATGGGTGATCCATCTCGTCCGGCTCCTCGGAATCCAGCCACTCCTGAATAAGCCCCTCCCGCGGATCATTCTCCATATGTGCCGCTTGCTGCCGCTCCGCCTCCATGCGGGCCTCGCTATCCAGCTCCAAAGCTTCCCCCGCCTTGAACCAGCTCACAACCTCCGCCCAGATCTGGCGCACAACTTGATCTGAGAGGTGGTCCCAATGGCTCTGTTCCGCCCGTTCCGGCACCACCTCCACCGGCCAAAAGCGGCGATTCCCGGTCATATCCCTCAAGAACTCCCGCGTATTCGTCGTGCCGAAGAAGACGCATTTCCGCGGAAAATCCGAAACCTGCCGGTCGTAAGCCACCCGGTAACGGTCCTCAGTCTTGGATAAAAACGCCTTGACCTCTTCGACTTCGGATTTCTTCATGGCCGACAACTCGCCGATCTCGAAGATCCAGCCCGACTGCAGATGCTCGCCGGCTTCCTTATTCTCAAACGTCCGCAGCGAGTCGCTGAACCATTCTCGGCCCAGCTTCGACAACAAACTGCTCTTCCCGGCCCCCTGTGGCCCGACCAGCACTAGCATCTGATCGAATTTGCACCCAGGGCGATACAGCCGCGTTACGGCCGCCAGCAGCATCTTCCGCGTCGTCTGCCGTGTGTAATGGGTGTCCGCAGCCCCCAAGTAGGTAATGAAGATCCGCTCGGCCCGCTCGATACCGTCCCACTGCTCGCTCTCCAAGTAGCTCTTAATCGGGTGAAAAACGTTACGGTGAACGACCTCTGTGAATGCGTTCTGAATCGCCTTGGACGAATTAATTTTATGGGCTTTGGCAAACCAGTGCTGCAGGCGCTTGTCGTCCGCCCCGAGCCACGGCTCATAACTGCGATTCGGCCGCTCCCGGCCCCGCCACGGCAGCGCCCGGCGCACAACCTCTGTATTGCCGAACGCATCGTAACCGAGTACACCCCTCCAGCGGCCGTGACTGAGGATCAGCTCGATATTCCCCGCGGTAGGAAGCGGTAGGCTGGTCTTGTGATGCATTTCCAGCTGGGTTTCCCAGTCGGCGTCAGGGTCATCGCCGTCATCTTGAGCCGCTTCCTCCTCGGTAAAATCCTCGGCGCCGAACGCCTCGTTGATTTCCGCCATTTTCAGCTTTTTAAGCGCCGGCCGCTCCGCCGCCCACTTCTCCATTGCCAGCTGACTCGGCAGCTTGGCGATCGGCGTAAACTCGCTCGCACGCTCATCGAGGCTGCCGAACTTGTGCAGCCGGATGAGGTCGAACGCGTTGACCTCACGGCCGCTGCATGGGTCACTCTCGTGGTGGCTGTAAGCGAACGTGTCGTCATCGTACACGACAAGCCCGCCATAGCTACTGGCGCCGACAAACGTGAACCGCGTCAGGCTATCATCGACTGCTTCGTAGATGTCCGGCAGGAACTCCGCGATGGCCTCGCTGATCGTGTAACACCGGCAGAACGCGCCGATGATGCCCTGCTTCGCCCGCGGGTCTTCCATCTTCTTAGCGGACTGCCGCTGCACCTTATCGTCCTTGTGCCGGGGCCACTGCAGCGGATCGCGCCAATCGTCGTACTCCGCCAGCAGCGCATCGACGGACAGCGGCGCCCCCTCGTACACCTCGAGCACCGGCTCGGCGTCCTTGCTGCAGCTCGGCAGGTACATCAGCCGGTGCACTTCGAACGTGGTCCGGTCAAAGTACTCCATGCCGATCTGCTCAGCCAGCTTGCGGCTGACGGCGGCGTATTCGTCCGGCGACATGACGCGGTCCGGCAGCACGATCAGGCGGTATTTAGGCTGACTCAGCCGATGGCTGTGCGTCGAGTACAGCACATAGGCGCAGCCGCCGAGGACGAGTTCTGCGGAGAAGAGGAAGCCCTCGTTGCCGTGGTCCACGTCCAGTGTGATGAGACTGCGCGTGTCGACGTTCTCTTTCTTACGGCGACCGCCCCGGACGAGCCCACCGACGAAGGCAGGCCCGTCTTTGATCTTGTGCCGGCGGATGTTGTCCAACTTGTCGTACTGCGCCATCGTCTCCGCCGTGCGGCGCAGCTTCCGCAGCCGCTCGATCAGCTCATCCCAGGTTAAATATTCAGGTTTCCAGTTCGTGTCGGCGCGGTGCTTGCCGAAGCTGATATCTAACTCGTTCATTGGTGTCACTTCCCAACGTTTTCCTTGTGCGGGAGCTTATTGTTTGGCGGCAGCACGCCGTAGCGGTGCCCGCCGAATTCGATGATCGTCGGCACGCCGTCTTTGACCGTGATAATCTTGATATCCTTGCGGACTTTCAGCGGTTCGCCCATTGTGGCGCCCTCCCCATAAACTAAATATTCACGAAGTCAGTTATTTAAATGATATTTCTCTATGATTTGAGCATCAGACAAGCCGTGAACATCAAAAGCGTCTACGTCCCCAGAAACACGGTGCAAGCCATTGTCCACCCAATAATACCCATCCGAATTATCTTCTGTGTTCACAAATTTATTTCGAACGATATAGTAGGAAACGACCTTCCCTCCGTTGTAGTGAATCACCACATAATCCGAAGAGGACATCCCCGCGGTAGTTTTTTGCCATGAGTTTTCGAAAGCCCCGCAGCCGGTAGATGCAATAGTAAGCAAGGCCAAAGCGAAAATAGCCACAATAATCTTTTTCATGTGTTAATCTCTCCTTTGCATTTCGTTTAATTGTTCAATGTTCCTCAATATTCAGTCGGTGTTCGTCACTTTTTCAGCGAAAATGTGAAAAACTAGATCACCGCCGTACATGCTCACTGTCCCTAGAAATTTGTAATCATCGATTCGTTCCGTCACCTTGTGGCCCGTTCCGTACATCAAAACTTCGAAGGTTTCCGTCTCTTCGATTTCGTTGTCAACGAGTGCATAAACGTTGACGCCTCCGCGCTGCTCCTGTACCGAAATAACTTCCGCGCCTTTCGGCAATTCAATATAGTTGACGGTTTTCGCTCCAAGCGGATACTTATAGATCGTTTTCACGTATACTCCTCCCAAGTTCTTCTTTATTCAGTCGGTGTTCGTAGCAAATTGCGGATTTGCGTATCTCCACAGTTCAATTGGTGGACGTTCGTGGCATTGATTGCACTTCATCCATGCCACGGCAGATGGAAGTTTTTTATCTTCCAAATTCATTGGGTTTGTTCTCTTGCATTTCGGACACATCACAGCTTCAGTGCGAATCATTCCGCTATCCCCTCCCATGTTCTTCGATATTCAGTCGGTGTTCCTAGTTTTATTTAACATGCTCGTTCTTACTTCATCGTTATTCCATTTACTCACGGACTCGATTTTGTGGCCGCATTTTCGACAAATGTGGTAATAGTGAGTCGATCGTCTGTCGTGAAATTCATCACCTGATGAAATGTAGTAGGGTTCATGTTGGACGTAGGAATAATAAAAATGTTGGCAGAATAACTGTTTTAAAAACCTAAACACTTCATCACCTCATGTCCTTCCGTATTCAATTTCCGTCCAATCCAACTAAAGCTACAAATCCAATCCTGTTCGATACTTCAATTTTATTTGAGTGTAAAATTCTATTATCCTGATTCATTATGAGTCGAAATTCCTTAGTTTGATCTTGTTTCAATAAAATTTCAACTACTTCTGATACTTTCATCTTGGCACCTCCAAGTTCTTCGTTATTCATTGTGTTGTGTCACCCCAGCATCTCCGCGAATGCCTCATCCACGGCCATGCGCAGGTTGTTGACCGCCGTTCGGTAGTAGCTCTCCTTCAGTTCCACCCCAACGAACCGCCGCCCCATCTTGATCGCCTGGTAGCCCTCGCTGCCGATGCCGGCAAACGGCGAGAATACGATATCGCCGGGATTGCTCCAGAGCTCCACACCCCGGGCGATCACGTCGAGCTGCAGCGGGCAGATGTGCTTCTCATCCTTCTCGTCGCGCGCCGAGCGGTACTGCAGCGTGTTGTTCGGGTTGATGTCCATCCAGACCGGCGATGCGTATTTCTGCCAGACGAACACGCTGCGCCACATTTCGAACGGCCAGACGGCTCTACCCTCGGACTTTAGATTCTCAGCATGCCTCTCGTAGGCTTCTCGGCTGACGTCGAGCCCTTCGCCGACGAACTCCTCGAACTCGCCGCTGATCGGCTCGGGGTTGACACCGGGCTTCCGCATTGTGACTAGATAATCCGGAATGCCCTGCCTGCTCATGGCGCTGTCTTTGACGATCTGCTTGTGGAGAAGGCCGAGCGCCTTCGTTCGCTGCTGGGCGACGACGGGGTCTTTCCAGATGCAAACCTCGCTGTGATAGATCCAGCCTTCCGCCTCGAATGCGCGGATCAGCTCCCCGCGGAAGTCGCGGATGCCGATGTAGCCGTGATGCGTCTTACTGGTCGGCAAATTCATACAATGAAATGAAACCAGCCGCCCGGGAATCGTGATACGGAACAACTCGCGGATCAAGAAGCGGAAATGGTCGAAGAACTCGTCGTCGCTGCGGCAGTTCCCCATGTCGCGGTCACTGTTTGAATAGGTATACAAGCAGCTGAACGGCGGCGAGAAGATCGAATAGTGAACGCTGTTGTCCGGCAGACCGCGCGCGATTTCCACGCAGTCGCCATTGTAGAGGGCGAAGTCCGCCTCGATAACTTGGTCGATTGTTTTAAGCTGTTGCTGCAAATGCCTCACTCCTCAGCCATGCCGGCACGATAATCGGCGCCTTCGGCTCGTATTCGGTTACGTCACGTTCTGCCTGTCGAATCGACTCCGACGTGATCTCCTTCGTATATTGGACCATCTCGGCAACCATCTTCCGGAAGTCCGTCTCCTTGCGCTTGATGTTGTCCGCCGTGGCGCCTTCCCGAGACGACGTAATCATCGTCACGTTGACCGGCCGCGTCTGGCCGAAGCGGTAGCAGCGCCGGACTGCTTGGAAGACTTGTTCGAAGCTATCCGACAGACCTACGAACGCCATGTTGGCGCAATGCTGCCAATTCATGCCCCAGCCAAAACATTGAGGCTTCGTGATCAGAATCGGCACGTCGCCTTCCCGCCAGAGCCGTTCGAGCTCGACCTTTTTGTGATTCGGTGTGCTGCCTCGAATCGAAACGCAGTCAGCGCCGAATGCTTCTTCGAGTGCGTCCTGCTCCGCGTTCAGGTCACACCAGATTATCCATTTATCCATGACCACCACTCCACATAGTCCGCAGCCGCTCTTAGCAGCTCGGGATCATCTTTGAATTGACCTATCGCCAAATTGCAATTACTACAAAGCAGTCCACGAACCAGTCCAGAATCATGGCAGTGGTCGACAACCGGAAATAGATTCGGATCACTCAGATCAGAGTAGCCGCAGATGGCGCATTTCCCATTCTGGGACTCAAGCATTTTGTTGAATTGCTCAAGTGTGAGCCCAAACTTCTTAATCCGCTGGGCCTTCCGTTTATCCGGGTTGTTCTGCTGCCACTCTTTTGTTTTGGTTTTCTGCTGTTCTCGATATGCTTTGTCTTGTGCGTACTTATCACGTTTACGAGCGTTAATCTTTGCTTGTTGTTCTGGCGTTCTCTTCCACATGTGCCTATTTTTCTTGTAATATTCTCGCGAATAGGCACGTTTAACGTCTCGGTCGATTCGATTCTTATTGGCATGATACCAAGCCAATGAACGATCATTCGCCATACACCAATCGCCTCGCAGCCTCTACTCTTCCACGGATTGTTTCCCGGCGGGCCCGCTGCCGATCGGTGAGCGTCTTCGCCGACTCGCCGTCGACCTCGATCACATGGTCCGTGATCGTGAGCGGCGGCAGGACGTAGCCGCCGTCCGGATAGCCGAGATCGGACGGCCTTTCCAGCACGACGCCCCAGCTCGCCACCCACCGCCAGAAAGCGTCTTCCGCATGGCCCTTGAGCCGCCATTTCTGGGTGTCCCCGCCGTCGTGGACGAAGAACATCGACAGCATCTCGCTGCGGCTCATGACGCCAAGGAATTCGGCGTGGTTTCCGATTTCCATGTAATCGTTCGGCGCCGGTGTCGCCGTGCAGGCGAGACGGTAAGGCGTGAAGGCGAACGACTCGATCAGCTCCGTCCTCAGCTTACCGGTAAACGACTTGAGGATGGAGCTCTCATCGAGCACGACGCCATCAAACAGCACCGGCTCAAAGTGATGCAGCATGTCGTAATTCGCAATGTTTAGCCCCGGCCGGACGTCGTCCTGACTGCGGCACATCGTGATCTCGTAGCCGAGCTCCGCGCCTTCGCGCACCGTCTGCGCCGCCACGGCGAGCGGCGCCAGCAGGAGCACGTCTCCCCCGGTAAGCCGGTGGACGTTCATCGCCCACTCGATCTGCATGCGGCTCTTGCCGAGCCCCGTCCCGGCGAAGATCGCCGCTCGCCCCCGCCGCAGCGCCCAGCGAACGAGATCACGCTGGAAGTCGAACAGACTGCCGTGCAGCGCGTTGCTTTCGACGCTGAAGCCGGATGGCGGCATCGTGGCACGCTTACTATTAATAAAGGATTCGTATGACGTCATGCCAGCATCTCCTCCCATGAGAAACGATCCGTATAATCCGGAATGCAATGCTCCGGCAGATTCGCACGAGCCAGAGCATTCGGCATAACTGGTGAAACGGAATTGCCGCATTTGGCGACCTGCTCGGCTTGGGAAAACGGCTTGCCGTTGAAAATCGGATTGATGATGTATATTTTGGGAAATCCTTGCCCGTTGTATAGCTCCCGCGGGGTCAACATGCGCATACCTATGTCGACGATGACGTAGGGAACACCGTGAACATGGACGAGCACGAGACCGAATCGGTCATGCGTAGTCACGGTACCGAGCGGTTGCTCCAGTCCCTGCCCCACGCTGCTGCCATAGTAGGCGACCATGAAGGCGTAGACGGCGCCGATGTGATTACCGCCAGCCGTCACCGTCGGGATCGGGTCCGTCATGGCGCTGCCGATATTATCTCCCCGGAACTTGATGAGGTTGCCCGTCACAAGCGCGTACCTGTTAGAGGTATCCAGCGTCATGATCGGCTTGTCCATCTCTTGTCCTCGGGCATCGCGACTTGTGGTCTCACTGTGATACTGTGCAAGAAAGGCTGTCACCATGCCCATCGCATGCGCTGCTCCTGCCGGCCTAACAGATCCGGCGCCCGATGTGATGGTGTGGATCGGTTCATCCATTGCACTGCCGGTTGCCCCGGTGCGGAATTTCGTAATGTGTGGAACGATTAGCGCATGCTCAGCCTTTGTCATTATCGTCGTCAGCGGCTGTTCTACCGGATACTGCATGCCGTCGCCGCCGAAGCCTGATTGAGTGAAGCGGATGACGAACGGATTCGGATTGTTCACGACAAACTTCATGATTCCACGAGCGATCCGTCGAAGTGTGTTCTCTGCCAGCGGCCGCTTCCGCTCGAATATACTCGGGCAAGGAATCGACCAGTCGATGATCTCGGCTGCCGTGCGATACGGCTTCAACCGGCCAGTAACGACCTTCGGGCTCTCAGGCTTGCCGTGTGTCGGCTCAGGCCAGACAATAGCCCTGCCGTCGCAGCGCGCGATGAGGAACAGCCGCTTGCGCGTTGTGGGGGCCCCGTAGTCGCAGGCGCTTAGAACTCGCCATTCGACTTCGTAACCCTGTCGACGCAACGCGTTCACGAATACACGGAAGATGCGGCCCTTCTGCGCTTTAATCGGCTTGCCGTCCTTGTCGAGCGGCCCCCAGTCCTGAAACTCCTCGACGTTCTCAAGCATGATGACGCGAGGACGCCGTGTTGCTGCCCAGCGGAGGACGACCCAGGCAAGAGCCCGTATCTTCTTCTCACGCGGCTTACCACCACGCGCTTTGGAATGGTGCGTACAGTCCGGTGAGAACCATGCCAGCCCGATGCGTCGTCCGGGCATGACAGTTCTTGGGTCAACAGCCCATACATCCTCGCAGTAGTGGCGCGTGTTCGGATGATTTGCTTCGTGCATTGCAACGGCGGCGAGGTCATGGTTGACCGCCACATCGACACTGCGGCCGGTTGCCAGCTCAATGCCGGTGCTTGCACCGCCCCCGCCGGCAAAGTTGTCGACGATGATCTCGTCTTTATAATAATCCGGGTCTGATGTGAGGACCTTAAACAGCTGCCTGCGCGACTCGCCGACGGCTGCAGCCAACTCGCGCTCACGTTCCAACCTTCGTCTCCTATTCATGTATGCATCAGTCCTTCTGGTAAAAGTCACATTCAAACCCCGCTGCCGTTAGCGGCAACCCCGGTGCCCACTCGATCGGCTGGCTCATGATCGCAGTCATCTCCTCGACGGAGCCGAAACCTTCCGGACACTCGGCGACGATCTCGTCATGCACGTGCAGCGCAATCGGGTAGTCGGCTGCATCCAAGCGCACCATATTCACCGCAAGACAGTCCCGGGCGATAGCCTGTACCAGGTTCTCCACGAGTGTTCCGCCCCATGTCCGCTGCCGACTCCACTTGTTCCGCTCATCCAGAGCGAAAAAGGTGAGGCCGTCCTTGTTGAACTTGGTGTCCGGTTTGATCTCGACTTGAGGGTAGGCGAGGCTGTGACCGCTAGGGAGATCGGCGAAGAGCGTTCCCGCTGCGTACCGATACTGCACGCCATGCGCCAGTTTGACCGTCGATTTGCAGCGGACCGCCTCCATAGCCGCCTCCTCAGCCCGGTACCATAACTTGCGTATATTCGGGTTGGCTTGCCTCCACTGCCTCACAAGCGGATCGTATTGCTCTTCCGGTATCTCCTTGTTCTTGTCCATCTTCGCCATGGCTGCCGCTCCGCCGCCAAACCCGCAGGCAAGCGTTGCCACCTTCCCTAGTGGACGGTATTTATAGTTTTCGTGCCCTTTGACGATGGTCTCAAATAGGACGTTGAACATACGCGAAGCCGTCGCCTCGTAGATCTTGCCATGGCCTTTGAATACGTCCAGTACCCAGTGCTCATCGGCCAGCCAAGCGGTGATACGGGCCTCGATCGCGGAGAAATCCGCAACAACGAAACGGCAGCCTTCTGAAGGGATCAGCGCAGTACGAACGAGCTGGGACAGCACGAACGGCGGTGCGCCGTACAGCAACTCCAGCATGTCGAAGTCGCCGCTGCGCAGCGTTTCCCGCGCCAGAGCCAAGTCGTCCAAGTGATTTTGCGGTAGATTGTGCATCTGCACGTTACGGCCGGCCCATCGCCATGTCCGATTAGCTCCGCAGAACTGGAGAATTCCACGAACGCGATCATCTGAACAAATTGCCCGCGCCATAGCATCGTATTTGCTGTTGCTCGTCTTCCCCATTTCCTGCCGCAGCTCCAGCGCTCGCCGTGTCTCCTCATTTGGGGCCGTGTCTAGCAGCACCGGCATGAACTCCTTTGCAAGGCTTTCTGCCGGAAGTCCGTTCTCTGAAAGCCATACTTTCAGCTGAGCGTCACTATTCGGATTCTCAACCCCGGTTAGCTCCCGGGCCTCGACGAGTAGGCGCTCGGTGTACTGTGCTGCGCAGGCTACTGCCTGCTGCACCAGCACTGGATCGATCCGAACACCGCGGTCGTTGATGCGCTGATCGAGCGCCCAGAGCTTCCACTCCTGCTCTGGCACCGGGAACCGCTCCAGTTTCTTGCGGACTTCCCGCTCGACAATGACGTCCTGCCGGTTGTAGTCGATATACTGCTGCCACTTCTCCGGATCATGATGCGGATAGTTGCGCATCCGCTGTCCATTGACTTTCGACGGCTTACACGGGACGCTGAAATACTTAATCAGTGCCTTGCCCTTGGCGTCTTTTTCAGCTTCGAGATTCAATACCTTAGCGAGCTCTCCAAGTGAACCAGGCAGCCCGAGTGTCAGCCCCCAGACAGATGTACAGCGCCAGTGCTGCGGATTACATTCGATACCGAGCGCCTTGGCAATTGCCGTCCGCTCAAAAGCTGCGTTAAACGCCGTCTTCGTAACATCCATCTGTAGCGCCTTGATGGCGTCAGCCGGGATATCTTCGAATTCCGTCAAATCAATTACCGTTACCGGGTCGTCGTCGAAGGCGAAGCCGAACAGCAGGATCTCAAAGTCAGGAGCCTCGACATAGCGGTGAACGCCGGATTTCTTCAGATCGACGCTGCTGTAGGTTTCTAGGTCGATTTGGAGGACGGCCATTTGTGATCCCTCGTCACATACCAATGTCCGACGGTGCAATGCACGTAAATGTGCGTGTCCTCTCCGTAATCCGAATTATCCAGAAGCTCTTGAACTAGTTCGCCGACTTTGCTTTTATCATCCGTTCCTGTCTGCAAGCTCACAGCTTCTTCCCTCCGTGCCGCTGTGGCCGGGTTGCGTTGTAAGCCATCTTAATCCGAATTGCATCCTCCAGATCAATGTCAAGGTGGCCGCACAAGTCGAAGATGCGGATTACCACGTCAGCCAGCTCCGTCGGAATGCCGCAGGGCTTGTCACCCTCGTAGTAAATTTCGCGGAAGCCATGCCCATTGCGATGGTCTTCCAGCGCCTCGGATGCTTCCGAGTGAATAAGCGCGATCGATTCGCCGAACGCCCGCGGCTCCTCGTACCATCCTTTGTTGATGGCATTCTGATGCGCTGCCTGGACAAGAGATCTGATACTGCTCGTATCCTTCTCCCGCAAGGTTTGGATCTCGTAGGCCATTGCTAAAGCGAGATTATCGCCCACCAAGCGACGCCACTGCTGTCCATACCGGAGGGCTTCAAACACGTCATTTTCCCAATCGATGATGATCTCATATTTATCGCCGATCTTGATACTCTCTTTAGGCATATACATCCTCCCGGTTTATTGGATAGAGAAAGGGGACCAGCTTGCTGCCGAATCCCCTCCCGTGTAATTAGTTCATCCAGTCTTCTTCCTCGCCGACGCCGACATCGAACTCCTCTTCGGCAAAGTCATCGTTGAGACTCGCGCGACCGCCGAGGAAGTCACCATCCTGCACCTTCACGACGTTGTTCAGGCCAGCTGCGACGCCGCGATTGCCCTTCGCGTCGAACGGGTAGAAGTTGAGTGACACCTTGGCATAACACCCGCTGTAAACTTCCGTGGTGTCCGTGATCTCAGCAAACTTGGTTCTCCCGTTAGCGTCCTTGCCGACCGGTTTGGCTATCCCAGGCTTATTCTTGCTCGACGCATTCAGGAAGAAGTGACCAGCGTAGGCTTCATCGTCCGGGCGCTCTTCGTCACCATCACGGAGCGGCGTTTTGCAGTTACCTGGGATCTTCCCGCCCCACTTGCTCTTGCCGAGTTCCTTGGCCGCATCGGTAGCCGCTTTGATCTTGCGCAGCGTTTCCTTGTCCGATTTCGGGATGAGAATCGCCGTGCTGTACTTCGGCTCGCCTCCATCGATGGAGTCCGGTTCGAAGACGTGGACATAAGAGAGTCGTACCATTCCCGTAATTACTTTGGTTGCTTGATTATCGATTGCCATATTTGATCTGCTCCTTTGATTGTTTTTATAATATCCAGATGGCATTCGCCCGGACGTCATTTGGTCAACGTAGTAGTCAGCCATTTCACCCATCGGCGAATTCCTCGCCCGCGAAGTCCTGCTCGACGCTATTAAGCTCTGCTCGAGGATCAGTCTCCGGGACGTGTACCGGCTTACCAGGCGGCTTCACGATAAGATCGCCGATCAGTGTATTCAGTTCCTTTTTGCCGATCCGTTTCTCCAGATCACCAATGCCGAGCAATTCTTGCGGCTTCAAGTACTTGTCCGACGGCAGCTTCTCGCCGCTTGGAAGTGTTGCTGCTTCCAGCTTCGCCTTCGCCGCGTCTTTGTCCGTGATGGTCCGATTGCTGCGACCCTCGACCAGTTTCCACAGCGGAACTCTATTGCCCAGCTTGGCCTGCTCGAAAGCATACTCCTCGACGTCACCAGCCCAAGCCTTAAGCTGCTGAGCGATGAACATAATCGAGCCGATCTCCTCCAAAGTCATCAGGGCAGGCTCGCGAAACTCGTACTGCAGCGCCGCCATGTTGGCGTCGGCCCGCACTCGGCACGTCGCCTTCACCTTGCACCAGCGGCAATGGTCGCCAGGTTTCGCCTCCCCCTTACCTTCGAAGGCCAGCGCCGCCGCGGGTTTGACCGTGTTCTCGGCCCAATCGAGCAGCTCGTCCACCGTGATGACTTCGGTCGTGATGGAGTCAAGCCGGGGCTGCGCGATGGTGAGGTGTAGCTCCCTGATATCGTAGAGGAAATTGTATTTGTTCCACGCGCCGAGGCCGTAGAGCCGGATTTGCGGATTGCCGATCGCGCTGACCGGCACGCCCTTGCCGTACTTAAAGTCGATCACGTCCAGCACGCCGTCGGCGATCAGCACCACGTCGCCATAACCGCCTTGCTTGGGTGCTGTCCAGTCAGAAAAGTCCAACCAATCCTCCAGAACGACAACGGCATCTTCCGACCGCGCTTTAGCGGCCATGTACCGTTCCTCGACCATCTCGACATAATCCTGCACCGCGTTCTCCATCTCGGGGCCATACATCGGATTGGCCATGAGGAGCTCCAGCTTCTTGTCCAGTGTTTTTCGTTTGATCGAATCACAGATCGTGAGCCGCCGAGTCAGTATGATTTCAGCCAGATCGTGGGCCAGCGTACCTTCGTCGGCGTACTCGCTGCGCTTGTCCTCCACGCCCTCCTGCAGACGGGCACTCGGCGTGCAGTTAATCCACTGCGACGCCTTGGATGCGCCCAGAAGCGCATGAGCGCGTTCTGCGTGTGCCTGCGTCAATCAAAACACCTCCCAGAGTAATACTCGAATCGTTCTTGGAGGATGTTCAGCTCGTTGCGGAGCTTGTCCACTTCCGCCTCGGCATCCAGTGCCCGCCGGATGGCGTAAGGCCAACCTTCGCGAGCCTCGGTAATAAAATTAGCAGGTCCGATACATTCCCGATCACCTTTAATTTTTGAGTATTCCGAGAATATCACCCCAAGCATCTCGACAATACGCTGCCGATCTTTATCGGTGAGCTTGTGCCCGTTATAATAAAGCGGAATTCGGCTTTCGAGAATGACTTTTATATCTGGTGCTGCCGCCTCGCAAATCGCGAGATCGGCCTCCAAATCGCGAACCTGCTCGTTTACCGCATTCGCCATTAATCCTTCTCCTCCAATTTGGCGAGAACATCATCCAGCTCGCGCATGAACGCTATCCGCATGTTCTCCGGCACGCCGCTGACGTTCGGCACCTCGAATTTGTCCAGTAGCGCCTTGACCTTCTCGCGACCGCCCGACTTTCCACCTGCCTCGCTTGCCTTGGCGCGGATCTCGACGATCGTCGGGATCGGCACATTGTCGCCTTCGTCGTCTTGATGAGCGCCCTCGCCGGGCTCTTCTGCCCCCTGTGCAGCTCCTTCCTCAACCTTACCGGTAGGAGTCGGGTCGGCCGCTGCGGCTGCGCCGCCGGAAGTATCAGGCTTCGCCGCTTCCGACGGTTTGTTCGCGCCGCGCTTACCGGTCGGCTTCGGAGTTTCAGCAGCCACGGCTGCTGGCGTTACTGCACCAAATAACGGCGTTGCGAATTCCCGAAGTTCTTGCAATGTTTCGCCGGCATTATCGCCGAAAATCTCAATACGTACGCTCATAGAATAAAAGTCCTCCTTCAAAGTTTGCGGATAATGTGCTACAATGCCGATAAGGTGTTTTACTTAGGCCCTTGTCATGTGCATGGGCTCTTTTTGTTTTGTCCATCGAACAGTCTTAAACGCTCGGCAGTCAGTCGCTAATTGCCGTACTTGCGAACCCTTGAGTACGCCGCCTCTGCTGACGGCTACCGGATAGCAGTTTCCGCTAGGCTTATTCAGCACGGCTTTTGTTAAATCGTCCATGTCGTTGTCTCACCTCCTTGTCAGGGTCTACCGAAGCTAAGAGGCCAGATAAGCTTCCCACGTGCCGGCCTCGACGCGGCGTACGAATTCCGGAAAACCAATTCCGTAGCGCGCCTCGATGTCAAAATGGTCAAAGTAGGTACGTAGCTTCTCTTGGCGGCCGTCCAGATCAGCGACATCGGGGTCGACGAGAACTTTGCTCACGGTGTCACCTTCCCCTCCATGATCTCCGGCGTGAGTTCCGGATTAGTCAAATCCCTGTACACCTCTTCAAGTGCAGTCAGTTGCATCGATACAGGCATATGCTGATCGCTGCGAGCGAGGAGCAGATCCCGTTTGGCCTGCTTGAGCAGCGGAATGACCTTGCCGATCCCTTCGGCGGCTTGCTGGATACGGTTCATGAGCTAATCACACTTTCACTTTCTTTCTGCTTTAGCCACGTCTCGAGCCGCGCTGCGCTGAAAATTATCCGCGGCTTCCGCGAACCGGCTATTCCAATCGTTGCGTGCTCGATCTGCTTCTCCTTGCAGAGTTTGTAAAGCATAGCTTCCGATATCCGGAGATAATCAGCGGCCTCCTCGATCGTTAGCTTTCGATCTAGCTCAACTTGGGCGGCCACAGTCTGGAGCTCCCTAAGAACCTCCCTCTTGATTTCTTCCTTCAGTTCGAGGCACATCGCCGCTAAGGCTTTCTCGGCAGACATTGGATCACCACCCCATAATTTGATAATATTTTTATCAAATTCCACAAAAAAATTAGCGTATAACACGCAATTATCTTGACGATAATTATATTATCCACTATAATGCAAATAGATAATTTAATTATCGCTTTGAGCATGACTAACAGAGCCCTTAAAATAATCAGGGAAGAGTTCCTCAACAGGCTGTTTGAAATGCTTCGAGAATCTGAACATTAGGTCCCTGCCAGGAGTAAAAGTTCCGTTCTCGATCATGCGAAGGTACACGGTTGAAATCTGCATCTCGTTAGCAACAACAGCCTGAGTACCTTCGGCTTTCCGACAGGTAGCAAACAACTGACGTCTCTTAGATGCCGTCATACTTGCTATCACCTCCTTGTCCCTGATTATATTTGATAATTTTATTATCGTCAATGGGTTATTTGATAATTTTTTTATCCAGTGTTTTCGGAGGGGACAGTTGTCACATGAAAATTGGAGATATCCTAACAGAATTGCGTGCTAAAAGGGGGCTTACTCAAGACCAAATGGCTGACGCACTGGGCATAAAGCGCCCGAGATACAATGCTTGGGAGAATCACATTTCCAGTCCGGACATTGAAATGGTGGATAAGATTGCTACTTTCCATGGAGTCTCTACTGACTATATTATGGGCAGGACTTCCGAACCGCACAATGCAGCAAGCGCTACACCGGGGGATATTAAAGCCTGGTTACGAGCGGGCAACCCTGATTTGTCCGATAAGGAGAAGGACGAGTTGGCTGAAGATATTGAAGAATACTTCAGAATGAGAAAACAGCGCATTCTCAAAGAACGCGAAAGCAAAGGCAAGGAGTGAATTACTTGACACCTCACACAGGACCGGCTGATACGTTTACTGAAGCAGAAACAATGGCTGCTGCGTTATATCAGAAATATTTCGTACTTAAAGGACTTAGAGACCTAAATTACAGATGCGATTTCGTGTTATCACACATCCTTTTGAAACATAGCATTCGCCTAGACTACCACCCTTTTAGAAGCGACTCGTTTTGCGGAATGTTAGTCATCGACGCCGATGAAACAACGATTGTATTAAATAAGTTGCACCCACAAGAACGGCGCAACTTCACATTAGCCCATGAATTAGGCCACTATTTTCTACATAGGCATGAATCCTCTAAGTTTGTTGATTTATCCGAGGACTTATCTGGGCAACATGATTCAGAAATTGAACAACAAGCGAATGCATTTGCGGCAGCCGTTTTGTTGCCCAGTAGACCGCTGTCGTTGATGCTAAGTTATAGATATAATTTTTACCGAATCGCAAAGACGGTTCAAGCATCATACGAATGTCTTAAGTGGAGGCTAGTATCATTTCTCATGCAAAAGCATTCCTTATCTAGGTCCGACAGTATCGCGTTGGTCGGTGATTATATCTTCGCATCAAAGATCCGACAACCCGCAAGCTCAAATTTTTTCAGGTTTCTGTTTCCAGGCGCTGCTCTTTATGCCGTTTCTAACGGCTATCTTATTGAGGTTTCTCGGGACGACGGATCACCGATTGATTACCATGAGCTAAAACCCACCCAAAACAACGACGACCCTGCTGACTTTTACGCTACTTACGGGATATAGTCGATTTATTTTTAAATAAAAACCGAACATATATTCTGTTTTTAAGAGGAGGTAAATGGAATGGCATCCATTGAGAAGCGTGGACCTAATTCGTGGCGTTTCGTTGTCGAAGCGGGTCTTGGAGCCGACGGGAAACGAATTAAGCGTACTAAGACGATAAAAATCGAAGATGAGTCACTCTTAAAGACCAGTCGTAAACTTCGGGATTATCTTAACGACGAACTGGTTAAATTCAAGGTCGAGGTTGAGGCCGGCGAATACATTGCTCCGGATAAGCTAAGTTTTGAGTCCTTTGTCAAAGTTTGGCTCGATAAATTCGTGCGGAAAGAGCTGGAGTATACGACGCAAGTGAACTACGAATTCCATGTAACGAAACGAATCATGCCATATTTCGGCGCAATGAAAATCGAGAAGATCCGAGCCCTGCACATCATCGATTACCTGGACAAGCTTTCTGATGCTGGACTAGGCAGTGCATCGATCGTATACAATTACCGGGTACTTCGGAGCATTTTCAATAAAGCTGTTGAGTGGCAAGTCATCAAGGAATCGCCGATGCGGGCCGTCAAGAAACCTAAAGAGAAGCCTACAGTGGAGCTAAACGTCTACGACGAGGAGGAATCATTGGAGCTCTTTGCAGCACTCCAGGGTGCGCACTGTCAGCTCAGAATGCTCATTACTTTAGCCCTGACAACAGGTATGCGCCGCGGCGAGCTGCTTGGGCTTGAATGGAAGCATATTGACCTCGTAACCGGAACTATAAGCGTTAAACAGTCCGTACCCGCGTACAAAAATGGCGAACCGGTTATAAAGTTACCAAAGAACCAAAGTTCGATCCGCCCGATCGCGGTGGCTCCTTCTGTGTTGGAAGACCTTAAGGCGTTCCGTAAAGAGTGGCTGGTATTGAAAATGCAGCTCCTCAAGAAATGGAAGGCAAAAACCGACCAGGAATTCTTATTCATGACTTCGGCGCCTGGATCTGAAGGTAAGCCCATTTACCCAAAACGGCTATCGGAATGGTGGCGGGAATTCCACGCTGAACGACTCCCAAAATTGAAATATATTCGGTTCCATGATTTCCGCCATACTTCTGTTACTTTGCTCATTAATCAGGGAGTTCATGCCAAAATTATTTCGGAACGATTAGGCCATTCCAATATCGGAACTACCATGGACAAATACGGCCATGTTATCAGAAAAGCAGATCAGGCTGCAGCTAACCTCTTCGACAAGATTCTGGAGAGAAAAGTCGCACAGTCTGACACCTAATCTGGGGGACGATTGGGGACGAATTGGGGACGAACTTTATCTGTATTCATAAATTTTATTGAGTTTAATAAAATCTAAATGCTGATTTTATAAGGTATTTAGGCCATTATATAATATATAAATTGGTTTTTCTCTCCTCTCCCATGATGGGGCCCAGCAATGGGCCCCGAATTTTTTTATGTCACAACCCCTTTATTTAAAGGGGTTGTTCAGTTTGAAAGTTTAACTTTATTGCTTGTTGGGGACGGATTGGGGACGAAAATAATTAAAAATAAAGCGGCGAAGCTTATCCGCCGCAGTTGATACATTTATATAGAAGAGATTTCTCCGAGATATTCTTCCTCAAGATGGTGGATCTCTTTAGTCAACTCCATCAGTTTCTTTGCGGCATCCTCATTTGTAAATTTTGGATCGCAAATAAGCGAGCCGGCGATATTAAGAATTTCAGCCTTTATGGCACATATCTGTTGCCACTGATTGACGACTCTGATGCGATTTTTTCCGGACATACGAACCCTCCACGCTGTTATTAATACTACGATTAAGTCGACATTGATTATGATTTTCTCGACATTCAGTCGTCGGGGCGACACCTCACTCTTATAATGTTTGTTTGAGAGAGGGGTTGCGCTTGCCATGTTTTCTAAGCGGCTGATGGGCCTAAGACAAAATGCAAGAAAGACGCAAGAAGACGTCGCTTATGCGATCGGCGTAGGGCGAACTACATATGCGGGATACGAAAAGGATCGGGAGCCGGACTACGAAACGCTCTGTAAATTAGCAAAATATTTTAAGGTAACGACAGATTATCTCCTCGGCATTTCGAACAATCCATTAAGTGACCACTTCATGACTAATGATGAACAAGAGTATGTTCTAAAGTCGCTCGAGCTTTACCGAAGTATAAGAGCAAAATATCGCCGATAATCTGTGAGCCCATATTGTTGAAAAAAGAATACTTGTGATAAGATGAACTTGTTCACTGAACAGCGGAATGTTTTCCCGGGTACCAGCCAGGAACGTCCGCAGAGCCGCCGACTTGTTATAGTCGACGGCTTTTTACTTTTTCATAAAGCATCACCCCTCTCAATGCTTCTCAGTTTTGCTTTCAAAGCCTGTTTGTGAATCCGAGCAACTCCTGCCGCTTTCTCACCGGGGGCGAAATAAGCAAGTCCTTCCCTAGGGTCATAGAAACTTATTTTATTTACATTTACGTAGTTCTGCCTGTCGAGCGACCACAGTCCGCTTTCATATATTTCTTTGCTCGTTTCGAGGTCAGAAAGGTTTTGGATCTGGAACAATGTTTGGGGGCCGCAAACATATATGATATTTCGGCCTTGTAGACCGATGTAGTCGACATCCATCAAGTTAATACACCGAATCTCTTCCCCGTCCCATACAGTCATTTTCCAAGGAATATAAACGGGCTGGTAATTACGAACAAGGGTTTCGAGAGTAGGTAGAAACTGATTGCTGTAGTACTTGGCAGCTATCTTCACGGCCGCCCCGGATCTGAAAACAAAATGCCCTGTGTTTGCATCAAAATGCGATATATTGTTCAGGTTGACCAAGCTGTCGCGTCCAAAAGCGTGGAATCCGAGAGGGCGCAGCTCTTTCAAGTATGTTATCTGGTAGTAAGCCTTATCCCGGAGGTAGAACGTTACCCGCCTTTCCGAATAATCGATCATATTGCAATCAAATAAATTGTCGATCTGCACGATTCCTTTGGAAGCAGCATCTAATACAGTTGTGGTATAAATGCTACCGCCTCCTCAAAAAAAAAAAAAAAAAAAAAATTTTCGTGTGTTTGAATTGTACCATGGAATTTCCAAGTAATGTATAACCGAATTCCGGTGAAAATCTGTAGTAGACGGAACAAGTTAATTTTGGTACAATACGGAATTTCTTGGATGGAATAAAACAGAAGCCCACCTCGATCACATTCCTTGATCTACGTGGGCTTTTTAGATATGTGCTTAACTTTATGCATATTCGATCTGGAAATAGTGGTTTGTAAATTATTGTCGAAACATGCAGTATTACTGTCTTTGTCGACAAACTTAATTTTATTTAGGTTTACGAGATTACCCGAATCGAGCTTACTAAATCCGTAAGGAGAAAACATCATTTCGAAAGCATCCAGCGCACCCTGTATGCGGAGCAAAAAAGTTTCGGTGGGTGTATGAACCTGAATATCGTTCTTTAGTGTTGTGAAAAAGACGACATCTTCGATAAACACGCCCACCAATTCTTTATCGCCTCGACTTCTAACGCAAGGCAAAGGTAGATTCATGATCTCCACTTCTTACTTCTTAACCAGTTCTGCTGGAGCTTGTACATCTCCAATGGCACCTTTAAAAGCGAAAACGAAGAATACAGCTACCATAGCAAGGGAAACGCCGGAAATACGAGCTGCAAGCTTTTTAAAATTGATCTTTTGCAAGAATCACTCACCTCCTTTCACGCGGTAACAGCAGCAGCGCCTGAGCTAAGAAGGATAGCGCGACGACTGGCGAAAGAAAATAAAAATTACTAATTACTATCAATATCGAAATAACCTTGAAGTAAGGACGTACCTTGTCAGTGTGGCGGGTATTATTCAGGTTAGTTGGAGCTCTAATAGCCACAATGACAAGCTCTGCGATGCCCACCACTAGCATTATGTCTGGCTCTCTAATGAATGTTGTAACATGAGGTAGAGCAGAAAGAAGTGCTGTAGAAATGATCGTGCAGACGTCCAAAGATTTAAAATGGAAACCGCTGCTGAACATCCGCAGGAGAACAAATGACCATACCGAAAGCATCGTCTGGGCTGCAGTTCCTGTAAGTAAACCAATGACAAGTGATAATACAACAACCGATCCAAGATTTAATCCGACAGCTGCCCCAAACCTAATCACTGCCTCGCTAGCTGGGAAATCCGGATCGTTTGCCTTAATCCAACTGGCCCACTTTTCTGCGATGGAATTAATCACATGCCATAGTCCCTTCTATGAGATAAATAAAGTAAGATCATTAAAGCTGCCCATACAGATATCATGACAACATACTGACCATTTACGAAATTCAAGACCCAATACATCGTACTACAAACGGCCAATACGCCAGCAATATTCGAGAGGTAAGCGAACTTACTTCCTTTGATTCGAAAGATCGTGAAGCGGTCATGTGGAGGTACGGACACATGTGAGAATCCGAAGTTAAACTTCCATATCAAGAAAGCGACCAAATAACAAGCTACTTCGCTCGTAATCTGAATTGTGTATGTACCGACTCCAGTTAATTCCTGAGCATCGTTAATGGTAACAAAGCCAACCGCAAGTAATAGGGGGTAGATGATAAATTGGATCCCGACAAACGCCAGGTACCCAATCGCCGATAGATTGATTGCGTGCGGCAGCGACACCCGAAAAAGCGACATAAGCAGTGCAATGTATGCGATGAACTGGAGTGTCATGTCCCAACCAGGTATATCCAGTACCATCCTGTCAAGGTACGAAATAAATGAGATTATTACCGCAGATGAAAGTATCTCTACTCGATAGTATTTAATAGGCCATCTAAAGATTTTAAATATGAGTACAAATACTGCAATACAATCAAGACTCCCCAAAAATATGTACAGAAATGTATGCATGCCCTATCCCCTTTGTCAAATATATCTAAAATATAATACATATTTCGACAGAGAGGAATACAAATTTTACCGGGCCCGCACAAAACCCCGAAGCCATTACACTCCGGGGTTTTCCATTTCTACGATATCATCAATCGGTATCCACTCTACCGCGCCGTCCGTCTTCAGCTTTACCCTTCGCGATTCCAACGCCGCGATTTGTCCAATCAGCTGATGGCCATCTGGTAGTCGTAAGACAACGGGCTCGCCGCTCTCCCGCGCCGCCGCGATCCGCTGCAGCAGCGTGCCTTGTTTTGTCATGTCGCCGGCCTCCTCATTTTCCGTAGCTCTCAAGCAGCTTTGACATCTCATTTAGATAGTTGGTCAAGCGCACACTGATTTCTGAGCGGACAACCTCGCGGATCATTCCGAATCGTTCTTCATATCCGCGGCAAATTATTTTGTGGTAGATCACTACATCCACCTGCTCATCGGCCACGACCTTGATATTCCGCCTTGTTAGCTCCTTGCGAAGCAAGTACATATCTTTTGTGATTCTGTCCATGAGTATCTGTGTTGAAACCATGAAATGCCGACGCAGGATATTGGAAGAATTCTTGATTTCGTCGGCTGCCTTCTGGACCATCGTAAGCATATGCGGCATTAAAACGTAATCTCTGACCATGGTTAGTTCTTCAGTAGTTGGCCTGTTCGACGTTTTGGGTTCGTTTCTCTGCTCATATTGTTCAACATGCTCCGTCAGTACCATCTTCGACTTCCAGCGCTCATTTCCGTCCAGTTTGCTCACGCCCAATGCTCTCCTTTCCGAGCGTCCTTTCATAAACCCGACATGACACTTGATGAATCGAACATTCGTTGCCTTCAGTATATGCGAACACCATACGAACAGTCAATGTCACAAAATATTTTCCCGGAAAGACCTCTTTACAAAATTATGTCGAAATTCAAAATTTATAATGTACTTAGAACTATAATCATGGTAAAATCTTCTATTGTAAAACCATGGATATGGAGGGATGAAAATGAAGCAGTTCAAAACGGTAGGTTTAACTGCACTACTCATTGCAGCATATCCAGTGACTGTCCATGCAGATTCAAAAACAAGCGCTGGAGATTCTGTTGTTAATATAAAAGTTGTGTCCGGTAAAGGCTCGATATCAAGCGGAAGTGGTTTCTTCATTGACAATAATTTAGTTATGACTGCTTCGCACGTGATTCATAAGCAAGGGACCGAATATATAAGACTGTTCTCCAAAGACTATTCATATGCCAATGCGAGTGTTGCTTATGATGACACAAAGAATGATATTGCAATATTGAAAGTTGATACCGACTCCAATAAGACATTTTCTAAAACTATTATTCCATTTAAATTTATAGAGACGCCTAAAGATGGTGAGAAGCTGACTATCATTGGGTGGCCTACGGAGGAAATCAAGCACGACAATAAACCGGGTACTGTCTATTTACTCAAATACGAAAGTGTATACTCAGTTAGTACAGGTGAACTGAAGCAACAAGGAGAAACATTAGTAATGTCAAATGCAATTAAAAGCGGTTATTCTGGGGGCCCTGTCCTTAATCAAAAAGGAAATGTTGTAGGAATGGCATGGGCGCATAGGCCAGATACAGGAGAATCGTTGGCTATCCCGATGGATAAGTTGGTAAATGATTTAAGAGATTACTACTTGAATAAATAAGAACGGACGCCCCGCTAGAGATGCTAGCGGGGCATTTTTATATTTGATTGGATTATTGTGCCGCTTGCGGGTCCGCTGATGTCAGCACGGGTGCAGCGTCAACGGCGGGCGCCATTGCATCGGACTGAACTGCTGCCGCAACAAATGCGCTGGCCGCCTGCATCAGTTGTTGGACATGGTCTGGAATCACAGGCTGCGGTGCCGGTTCAGGTTCCGAAGCTTCCGACGTTGCATCCGTTGCCTTCGAGGTCGCATTTTGCTTAAGCATATACACCGCAGCCTTGATCGCGCCGTCCACGAGTTTCCTCACCCTATCCGTCAGTTCGATTCCCAGCTCCTGCAGCGCAGTATGCACGTAGTCTACGGCCACTTGAGGGCGATCAACCGTCCCATCCTCGTTGTGCAGCTGCTGCGCGAGTTGAACGCCTTTCTGTGCCGCCTTTTCGATTTCATCGAGCACATTCACGTATGGCGCAAGAGGTGTCGCAGCGACCAGCGGTTCCAGCGTCTTTGTGGCGGCTTGAGCGCTGTCGAGTACTTTTTGTACAGCGTCGGCAATGCCCTTTCGATTGGACAAAAATAATACCAGAATAGTAATGGCAGATACGACGTTTACGATGGTTTCAAATTGATTCAGGTTCATGGATAACTTCCTCCCTTAATTTGGTTCAGAATAGTGGGGTAAATTCTCAAGCGCTTGGGATTATTCATCTTTGTCCGCATCCATGCCCGCTGCCTTGTAAACCTCACAGACGAGATGGTGCGTATAGTCCTGTACTTCTTTGTTGCCCTCCATCTCTTGCCAGTACTTACCCAGGATTGCTCTAATCTGCCGGGCATCTTCTTTACTGATCGACGGTGCTTGTATAATCGCCATGCCTACCTTCCACCCCCCTGCGTCTCCGTTCGATTCACACCGATCGATCGCGATACCGTTCACGACGATGTCATTTTCGTATTGATAGATGCGGGGAGCAGCCACGACCTGTCCATGGCTCCATGCATAGGTCTGCATGCCGCCGTCAGTCCGGATCACGCCGCGGTCGCGCAGCACCTGGATCACGGCATAGTTGCCATAGGCATCAAGTTCGTAGCCTGTCAACTCCGCATCCGCGGCCCGCATGTACGCCTCGACCGCAGCGTAATCGGCCGGCTGCGCGTCGTAGTCGACGGCGAAGTAAATCGCGCTGCCCGCCGGTTGCCCGACCTCGCGCGCGAGCTGCAGTGCGAGACGTCCGTCTTCCGCACCGGCGGCCGCTCCTTCCGCCGCTCTGCTGCTACCTCGCTCAAACAGCGAAACGATGTAAAGGCCCGCTTCGGTGATGACGCGGGCTTCGTCCGCCGTGAGCCGCTTCCACGCCCCATCTGGTGCGAGATAGCGGCCGACGAACCCATAACCGTCTGCGGCAAATACGACGGCAGCGGGGGCCGTCAGCGGAGTCGACGTGTCAAACCCCTTTGCCATCCGATGACTCTCCTTTCTGTTTCAACTGCTCGAGGAATGAGACGAGCTGCGCCGGCAACGGAACACCTAGAATGCCGACATTTTCGACGACCGAGAGCCCTTCCCGACCGACATAGAAGTATATGGCTATCGTTCGGAATACCGGTGAGTCTGCGGAAATCCAAGAATCGCAAAGGGCAGCGATCGAGATTACTAAAAGTACGACACCTTTACGGACGCCGCCCCAGAACATGACTTCGGAATCGACTTTCTTTCTCTTGATCGCTCCAAGAAACCCCGTTGCATAGTCGGCCACCATTAGGACGAGGAGCAGCTTAATCGCCATGTCCCAGCCGCCGAGGTATGAACTGGCGAATGTTCCAATAAAGGCGATAGCGCCGCCAGCGGCCGCCTCCCTTGCGGTCGTACCGACTGCAGCAGAAAACAAGTTAGTCATCATAAATTTGACGGGCATTATAACGTCCTTTCCGCCCCTGCGGGCAACAAAATAGCCTCGAACCGATCGAGGCGTGCTAGATGGAGCCAATTTTTCTGAATTGCTCAATGTTGCCTGGTACCGGGAACGGAATACCCGGCCAAGGATCGACAACTGTTCGATAAGCTTCCGCTACAGCAGTCATGCAATCGTGGTGTCCAGTTTCCTCACGGAATGGCAGATCGAGGTGGAAGATGTAGTGCTCGAGCTCCCAACCAATCAGCTTGTAATCGTACTTACCGCCGACCTCTTGCATCATATGGGCGACGATCCGAGCCCGCTGCTCGTCGGTAAGCATGTCCAACGTGTAGATGTTAGAGCATCCACGGTAAAAGTCGAGGCCCTGGTATCCGGTATCTCGGAATCCCTGGGCCTCAATGAGTTCATTCGGTTTTACGATCATAGCGACATGGCTGTACGGGCTGTTCGTGACGCGTTTAATGATCTCGGCCAACGGACCGGAGCCACGTACGAGAATGAGATCGGCGGGTTTGATCTTCATAAGCATCAGCCCCAAACGAAAGCACTGACTTGGCTTAGTGCCGTTGTTAAATCCTCATTCTCGATTTGCACCGCGTCGATCTGACTCTCGAGCGAATCTTTTTTCGCAGTGCAATCCTTCAACCATTTTCGACCGTTGAGAAATACTTGGCACAACTGAGCTCCTGTGTGCGACACTTTGCCATTTTCGATGGTGTACCAAAGTTCGGGATTGCCGTCGTAATCGCTGCCTTTCATATAAGCGTAGTCCGCGCTAAGAAGCATCATAGATCGCGAATCCGCTAAATACGTATGCACCGAGCCGAGCGCCGAAGATTGAAACGTTTCGCAAGCCCTGGCAAAACTAGACTCGATGGCGGCGATTTGCACCTGCTTCGCAGCTGCGAGTTGCTGACCTGCAGTCGGAGGAGGTGCCAAGACGAAAGCTTTATTCTGCACCATATATTTGCCCGGATTGTTCACGCTATCCTGCCACTCTTCAAACGTGATAGGAATCGCTGTCGTCGGTATCTTAGATACATCCCAAATGTCGTCGTTATAAAACGCTGTGATATTCCCGTTTGCGTCCGAATCTGCATAATATTTAAACGGCATGGTACCCCTCCTTTAGTGACCTATAGCGATATAAAATAATTGTGCAAAGCCACCGTAATTATGATTAATAACAAATGAAGAGGTACTCTGTGATTGTACACTTACCGATGCCGTACCCGAAAATACATTGGGTGTGACATGAGTAACAAAAACATTAGTAGGAAAACCAATGGGATATGTGATCGTTGAGCCTGTGGCTACATTCGCAAAACCCCATTGCATAATAAGACCGCCAGGCAACTTTTGATATCCGCTCCCTGCTAGGGAGTTTGCAAATGAGCCGCCGCTTCCGTTTACCGTTAATGACCCGGCAACTGTTAACGGACCCTTGTTAAACGTGGCTGCTCCGGTTCCGTCTATCTGGAATAGGAGGGAACCGTCTTGGAAATTGGAAACGTAAAAACCGCCTACGTCCCAACCTACAAACTGTGCTCCTTGTGCGATTGTCCCGTTCCATCCAATAAGACTGAATGGTGGGGAATTGCTTGCCCCTCCTGATTGGGTTGACCATAGCGTAGTGCCACCTATGCCATCAACTGTAAATACGGTTTTTGGGGAGGTGGCATAATCCTTGAAACCGACAAATAGATAGTTTGACCCCGGCGCATTCGGGTTGTCGGTGACCGCTGTGAATACGGCGCGCGCCGCATTGTTGTCATAATAGCTCGCGCCGTTCTGCCTGCCGAAAAATTTTGCCTCCGCCGACGTACTGCTCTGTGTTACAGTATGGCCGAAAGTTGCGCCACCTGTGGCATTTAGTGAACCGGCGGTGTCGATTGACAACCCGTTGCCAGATAATCCAGTGCCCGTTGTGATTTTGTAAACACCATCCGCCACGCCCCACGACCACCAAGCAGGGGTGCTAGATGCATCTGTTGATGCAATAAGATTCACGGCCCATAGGCTTGCTCCCTTTGGTGACATTTGCGTAAGTCTGCCTAACGAACTCGCGCCCTTGATGTGAAGGGCCGCATCAATACCCGCCCCGTCGGGAAGGATTTCAATTTTATCGGTAAAACTTGTCGTACCGTCGTCATGAATTGAAATTAACACAGTTGTAAATGCGTTGTTCAGAACTTGGAAGGAGTCGCTGTCCGATCTTAGGTATTTCAATGGATGGGCGCCACTAGGTGCCTCTAATCTAAAGTATGCTTGTGCGTCCAATTCCACGATACCAGCACGCACCGCAGCAGAACCAGCAGGAACAAGTCTTATACTTCCATCCGGTTCAAAGCGTATCTTCTGTTTATCGGTAACATCTACACGCCCAAGAATCTCAAAAGATACCCCTGTCCAATCAGAACCTGCTACATCCCGGTAAAGACGTTGTATAAAATACATTCCATTTGAGCCACTTGCATTAGCGAGTGTTTTAAATATTTCGGAAAGATCGCCAACTGAAGTTCCGATTTGGGGACCATCTACTTGCATTGTATTTACAAAATGCTTAGCTCCGCCAATCGTCTGTGCTGTCGTGAGGTCAACGAAGTTTTGCGTCGCGCTGCCGGTGCCGCCGTTGGCTACAGGGATAATCGGCAGGTTAGCGGCGGGCACCTTCGAACTAGCGTCTAAAGGTGCGACACCACTGGCTGCGCCTTTTTGTGTCGCTGGTATAGCAACATTAGCCGTCGACTGGGCCGCGGCAGCCGCATCGGCGTTGGACTTAATCAATGCATCAATCGCGTCCATATTATAGTTTTCATTGCCGATGTCGAAATTGTCCGTTCCATCGGGCTTCTTAAGACCATAATTCGTTGTCGTCTGCAAACCTCATCGCCTCCTTTAGCTCGGCAGCTGCGTCTTGTAGTAGTCGTAGGTGTGCCCTTGCATCTGCGCATACGTAAAATTACCATCGAGCTCGCGGTACTGGGTGTAAATATATTGCCACATCAGCTGCAAATGCCCCGGCACGAACCGCGTCATCAGCGCCTTCAAGTCGTTGATATTCGGCGGAATTCCACGAGTATCCGTAAACTGGATCGTCACTGTGTACCCGGCGAAGTTCTCGACGATGTTAGTCGTGTAACCGTACGACTGTAACACGCCTTGTATCGCCGCTGGCGTCGCTCCGATCCCGCCTCGGCTCATCGCCATGACGTTGTTCCGACGCGCCGCTATATTGCTCTGATCGATCAACTGGATAGCGAACTCCGCCTCGTAGACTGGCAGCATGGTATTCGCAGAATCAATAAATAGTTCGTCCTGCGAGGAAAGAATAGCTGTCTTCAGGTCGTCCAACTGCCGGGCAGAAGCTTTATAAAGCCCCGTCCAGTTGAATAACGTGCTATTAAGGAATGACTTCGGCAGGATACCACTTATCCAATCAAAGAATCCCATCGTGCACCCTCCTATGTGATATTGACCGTTCCGACTGTGGCCAATTCCGTCGCACCCAGAGCCACGTTTGCTGTCGGTGCCGTCATGGCGAAGTCGAGAACGCCTTTCACTTCCATCGCTACCTTAATCATTGCATTGTAGCGAACGACGCCGCCGATCGGCACACCGGCAAGATAAGCTTCTAGCGCTTGCGTCACTGCCGTAACCAGATCCGACTGTACATACCCTTGTGCTGCCGTTATCGTGCCAGTGATGTCGATCGAATGTGCGGTTGGTTTGAGAACTTGAACATCCGCACCCACGGGTCGCCTATTATCCTCGATGTAGTTAATTACGTCCGTGACGAGCGAATCTGAAGGAATGCCGCCGTCGGTTATGACCACGTCGATCGTTCCCGGGCCGCGATTGAGCGGCAGCGGGATAGCCTGTTTGACGCCAGCAACCGCGGTAGCCCAAACGACATAATCGGCAGGTGTGCCTCCGTTGATCGGATTTTGAATCGTATACAAATAACGCGCGCGGAGCTGATCGTCCGTTTCGTCGTCCGTGCCGCCGCTTAGTCCGCCGGTTGCAACAGCAATATTTTGAACGCCCACAACTTGCGATCCGACGATCTTAAGAGGCGTGCCCGCAGCGAGATTACCGACGATACCAGGCGTAGTACAAGTCACATCGACGGTTGCCGCTGTCCATCCCGCGACCAGTGTGACGTCTGAATTTGCGGTAAACTCGACTTTGTCGTCAAGGGTGGAGAATATCGTTCCTTGTGTGAGCGTTGCCCCGACAGGTGCCGCAGTTGATCTCGTCAAATCGAATGTTCCCGATGCTTTCGTGCCGAGTTTCTGAATAACTCCACGCTCCGCAGCACGGCGCACGAGAAACGACCCCGTCGATGTCGAGACAAAGAACAGGTTAAGCAGCTGCTCGAGCATGAACCAGAGCATCCGCAGCGCCCGTGCCTGAACGGCGAGGAACGTATAGGATAGCGCGCCCGGCTGCATATCCGTAACGCCACTATTGGCCTGCCAATCCGCGATCAGCTCGGCGAGAATTTGATCGTACGTCTTAAACACGAAGCGCAATCCCCCTTTCGAACGATCCGGTTGTTCCGTCTTTCGCCACGTACGAGATGTTGAGCTGCACAGTCCGCGATTCACGGTCGATTGTCACGGTCACATTAACGCTTTGCACCCTACTATCGGCCAAGATACACGCCGTTGCATCACTGGCCAGATCGGTCTCAAAGTTCTGCCCCATCGGCTGCGAGAGGCGGTCGAATACGGCGTTACCGTATGTCGTATCGTAAAATAGCGCCCCGATCGGAGTCTCGAAGCGTCGCTGCAGCGCTGCTGACAAATTGTCGGTGCCTGAGACGGTTTCGACATCACCTTGAGCATTCGTCGCGAGGTCGCCCGTGGCCGTCGATGCGAAATCCGTAAACAGTGCATCAGCCATTCTGTATCACCCCCGCTACTACCCCCTGATTGCGGTCGCCATTGACGAATATGACGACTACTTCTCGCCCTACCATCGTCTCGTCGAGAACAACACATGACGGCAGCATCCCCGTCTCCGCACCCCACAAAGGGATATACAACTGCGCCTGGTTGCCGCTTACGTGCATGACGACGCCGTACTGTGGATGCGAGTTATTAAGTGGTGGTGTCATAACGTCTCAGCCCCCAATCGCGTCGTACTGCCCAGAATGCCCTTCTCAGGATTGTACAGGTCCTGTCGGTACTGCTCTGCCTCATCAGGCCGCAGACTTGTCAGGTCGAGGCTAGTAATAAACCCCTGCTTGTTAAGCGTGTGGTCGAAGCGCTCAACGTAGTAATTTCCGTCAAAGCGGCCGCAACCGGTGACGGAAACCTTCCTCTCGCAAGCGATCGCGGGCATGCCTGCCAGCTTCGTTGCTTTGCCTGTAATGACGTAACGGCTAAATTCCGGAAGCATCTTATCCGCGATCTGCTGGGCCAGTGCCTGTGTCTTTGCTTTGGATGTATAATACGTCCGCTCCTTGACCTGTCCCATCGAAGCAATCAGGGCATCGTCCTTCGCAGTCGCTGTGATGAGTTGTTTGCCAACATAGTGCCGCACCGTAACCTGATTAAAGGTCGAGAGAGCCGAGTCCTCGAAGTCGATTTGGCAATTGGACTTAAAGCCCTGCCGATAATATAAGTTCGCTTCGATCTCATTGTCGCTGAGATTGCGAGGGCCGAAATAAAAATTCTTATCCTTGTCTACATAACAAATAAAGCCCTCAATGTCGGCGAGCGACTGGAGGACTTCCCATTCCTTGCGGTTCTGATATTGGTCGCGATCGATCATATTCGTTGTCGCAGTTATCAGCGGTGTCAGGCTATATTTGCTGCAGAGCAGCTGAGCGATCTGACTGGCTGTCCGCTCCGCGTACGTAACAGTAAACGTCGTATCGAGGAACGGCGCGGAATAATCGCGTCCGATAATTTTGCATTTCATCTCGCTCCCAAAGGAGGGCGATACGCCGTCGAGCTTGCCCGTGAAGACGTGCTGCAGCTCGCTCTTATACCAGACATTCGGATCCGCGACGTAGCCAAGATAAATCTTGATCTCCTGATTCTTCCGGAGCCAGTCGGATAGCAACAGGTCGTTCCTAACCGTCACCTCGAACGTGTCCGCGGCCATGTACAGCGTACCAGTGACCTTGATTTCCGAAAGGTCCGGCCACCGAAGCAGTTGGCCATCGATTTCAACCAGCCCGCGCGGTGCTGTCATCAGGAAGCCCCTCCTTCGATAGCCTCAAGTTCGGATTGCCCCGTCGCTCCCAGGGCCAATGCTTTTACTGATGCATCAGCCGCTATGCTATTATCCGTGTTGTTGGCGGACGGAATCTTCAAAATCTGCCCAACCTGAAGGCTATACTCATCGGTAATTCCGTTCCCTTTCGCGAGCATCTCCCACTTGCTTCCGTCTCCGAACACATCAGAACGTGCGGCGATGTCCCAAAGCGTGTCTCCTGCTTTTATCGTATAGTTGCGATCGAATGTCTTACCGATCGCATCCGGATCGTTCGGATCGATCGTCACCGCGGCACCTGCGTTGAAGGACTGGCCGTCGACATTGGATAGATTCAAAATCTGGTCTTCCGGAAACACAACGAGCAGGTGGATCGTGAAGTCGACTCGGTCCGAACGTTTGATCTTGGGCGCGTAACGCTGGATGCGGACCGTCTTCTTGATATCTCCATAGACAAGCTGTAGTTCCTTGCCGCCCCACCATAGCGTCTCGATTTGGTCGTTTACATCAAGGGCGTCGTCTCCGTCGATCGAGCCGCTAAAGTCGAGCGTCTTCTCGTTCATGCCCATGTCCTGATAGACCGGAGGACCGCCCGGAAAGTCGAGCTTCGAGATCGAACGATCCATTGCGAAGTCGAGGGAATCCCGGGGCAGCAGCGGGAACGTGAACCCGCCTAGCGAAAGCGTTGCTCCTAGCTTCATACTGCACCGCCTTTATTGCGTATTTGCCATGGCCCAGTCACGTTTCAGGATGTTCATTGAAACCGGGGCTTGCTTGGCAACCGTATCCGGGTCATTGGTCTGGACGTTGATGTTGTAGGTGCTATGGTCGTTGTACGTCTTCTGAAGCGGCCCGCTGCGCTGCATGACGGAATATTTGCTCTTATCCAGCACTCCATAGGACGAGCCGTACTTTTTCGACAGATCGAGTGTTTGCTGCATATTGAAGTCGCCGGAGAACGGGGCGGTTGCGTTTATTCCGATCTGTTTCTTGTAATCACCCCACGACTGCATGGCCCTTTGAATAGCATCGTAAGCGGAGGAAGCAATTTTATCCCCTGCCATACTGCCAGCTATTCCGCCAATGGCCCCTCCGAGTACTGCTCCTATAGCCGTACCTAATCCCGGAACGACGGAGCCAATAGCAGCTCCCATCGCTGCACCCGCTTCGGCACCGGCCCACCCGCCTATTATTCCGCCTGAAGCTTTTGCCGCCGTCTCAACCTTATGCCCCTCTGGTGCCGACATCACGTCGTAAGCGCTAAAAGCCAGACTAATCGGAAGCAAAGCCCCACTGCGTTTAGCGGCTCCTTTAATCAGCCCCCCTGCCGCGCTCGCGCCGCTTTTCAGCCAGCCGGATTTAGCCTCAACCTCTGCCACGTCTTCCGCAGCAACAACAGCAGCTCCACCCACGCTCGATGGTGTTCTGGCGATTTTCCCGGGAATCTTTTTAACCTTTCCTTTGCCCGAACTGCCACCCGCGACATCAATGCCGCCTCCGCCGCCGTTAATCTCGGCACCATAGACGTTTACGATGTTCGCCCGGATCGCCTGTTCCGGAAGGGATTTTGATACTGCTGATTTCGTCTTAAAGGCATTCATCGACAATAAAACGCCGTCAATCCCCTTTTTAAGCGGATCTAAAACGACACTGCCAATGGTTCCGAAAACGATCTTTGCCGTGCCGAGAGCAATCATGAGGGCACCGAACCCACCTGCGACTTCGGCGATCTTCTTAACCTCATCCTCGTGAGTCGCGATCCATTTCGCCCCGTCTGTAACCATCGGTTGCATGGTTTTGATAAGATTTGTTGCAGTCGGTAAGAGAATTGTTCCAACGTCTTGGTTAAGATTTTCAAGGTTCGTTTTAAATTGAGCCAGTTGCCCGTCATACGACTTGTTGTAGTCATCCTGCAATTGCGTGATCGACTTCATGCTGTCCATTTGCTGCTTGATGACTTGTAGTTGTTCGCCGCCGCGCTCACTTAGAATATCTGCGAGTTTCATACCTTGAAGTCCGAACATATTTTTGAAGTCTTTGGTTAATTGCTCAGGGTTAACTGTTTTAGCAGCCTCTGACAAATTATTAATGAAGTTTTCGATGCCTAAGAACTGGCCCTTGTTGTTGTAAAATACCGAACTCCCGTCTGCTTTCGCCAATCCAAGATCCATCATCGCCTTCAACTGTTGTGAAGGCTTGAACTTTCCGTCTTTATCGACGTGACCCTGTCCGCCGAATATACCTGGAATCGATCTTAAAATCATATCCGCTGATTCTGTACCACCCATGCTGCCGAGCATTCCGACGCGGTTCGCCAATGCGGAAGTGTACAAAATATCATCGTTGCTCATGCCGAGCGCTTTCGCTGTCGGGGCAGCATACTTGAATGTGTCGAAAAACTCCGAGGTACTGCCGGGCGTCATAAAGGTCGCCTTGTTGAAGTTATTCAGATAAGCGTCGAGTTGCTTCGGATCGTAGATGCCGAGCATGTGCGCCGAAGAAATCGCGTCCGTCACAGCTTCATCCGATGACGTCCCCTTTCCAAACTGCTGCACCTCAGCAAACTTAGCCATAATCGGCGTAAGCTGCTGCACCTGCGCTACCGACATACCCGAAGTAGCTGCTTTGATCGCCATCTCCTGCACTTCGGCGGTCGAGAACTTGGTCACGTTCGATGCATCGCGAATGGTTTGTTTCAGGCTAGCAATATCCTGCGGCGTTGCTCCGGTCGCGCCACTGATCGTCACCATGCCCTGCTGGAACTTGCCGGCTGAATCAAGAGAATGAATGATCGGAGCCACCGCCGCGCCGCCGGTAAGGATATTGCCAAATCCCGACGCTTTCAGATCGTCCATTTTCTTTTTCATATCGCCGAGATTGGTCGATGCCGTCTTGAGTCCCTTATTCAACGAGTCCACCCATTTGAAGCCACCACTCGGGCCACTCCCGAGAGATTTCACCTGCTGCTTCAGCTTTGTAACCTCATCGGTGACTTTTTTCGTCTTCAGTCCAAGAGGATCGAGTCCAGTTACCCCCGTTTTCTTGAATTCGTCTTCCATTCCCTTTACGGCAGTCGTAACCTTCTTGATCTCTGGAGTAACTTGTGACGCATTGGCTACAAATTTCATGGAAACCAAAAACTGCGAATTGTTCGCCACGAACTTCCCTCCTTTCGCGGTTCAGTCAACCCGCGGGTGTTCGCCCACGGGCTCAATGAACCGGGCAGCATCACTGCTGCTCGTTTCGTTTCTCGACGTACTTTATTGCACCATAGAATAGCACGTGCTGGTCAAGATCGGTCATCTCCCGCCATGCCTGCCAGCTTACTGCGCCGTTGCAGACGTCGTTGACGAAGAAGAACCGGTCGAGCCAGAGCCGTTCAGCAAAAAATCAACGGTAGCATCCATTTTCTCCAGCGTCTCGTCGTTCAATGTGAACATTCGATTGAAGATTTGCTGGTAGAAATCCGCATCTGCGTTCGGCCAGGTCTGAAAGAGATATTTATAATCTCCATTCGGCTGCTGGCCATCGACCTTCGTCACGCACTTAGCGGACAGGTACAGGTTAACGAGTGTCGAACCGCTGAGGCTGTCGTCAGTGCCAATCGGGTTGTGCTTCAGCACGTCGAGCCGGTCGCCGCCTGTCGGCTCTCGGAAATAAATTTCTTTGCCGCTCTTGGGCAGCGTGAGTGGTCCGTATTCTTTTGCCATGGTCGTTTACGCCTCCGTAATTCCTTCAGCCTTGAAGGAGTAGTCACTGTTTACAACTGTTTTGCCTTTGCTAGCGCTCAGCGAAAGTTTATCGATGATACAGCCGGTCAGACTGTAGCGTCCGTTGAACCCTTTATCTGGCGCATTGAAATTGGCCGAGATGACAAAGCGCGGGGAACGAAATGTCGTACCGGGCTGCAAAGTGGAAGACCCGAATGCGGTCGCCAAGGCACTGCCTAAATCGATAAATCCCCGCTTAAGAGAACCATCAAGCTTAACGTCGCCATCGAGATAGACCGGCATGCGGGAATTGGTCGTTTGGTATTCCTCGGTATCGTTTGTGATATTAAGATCAACCGATTCGTACTCTCCGACAAGAGCTGGCCCGTTGTCGCCAACTACCGTGACCGACACGTCGAAACCTTGCAAAGGCCGCTTGTCGGCAAACATTTGAAGATTTAGTATTAGCATAATAGCGCACCTCCTTAGCCGATGTACCGGCCGATATTGTGGTCGATGAAGTCGGCCGGGTAGTCAGGTCGAATGGAAATCTTCGTCACAACACGGCGCGCTGCAACGATATCCGGCGTGTTGTTGGTGCTGTCGCAGATCGTCGGCTTGAAGTCGAAGATCTCGCCGGTAACGTCACGATGCTGCCGCAGCAGTTCATCTATCTGGGTGCGGAGTGCGTCCCACAGCTTCGACGTAATCGGCTGCGACTTAGCCCATTGGGTCATCGTCCACACTTCCGTCTCGATCTTATCGAACTCGCGTCGGATGCAAGTCTGCGACCAGTCATCTGTGCCGGAGCCCTGCACGTATAGGAACGTGTTGACGCCGTTTTGAATACGGAAGTCCTTTGTGGCGTTGTTGTAAGCGATCGGCGAGATGCGGGCGACGGTGAGCGCCATAAGATCGTCGTCGGTCAGCGACTTCTCGGTGTTAAGGATTCCCTTCACAACCTGATTGGATGGCGAAACCCACGCGTTCAGCGTAGCGAGTACGCCCGCTTTGTAACCGTCCGGGGCGACGGTGATCGTTGAATACTCCACAGGCGTTACCCACGGGTATGACATTTCCGCGCGCATCTCGTTGTACGTTTGCGCAGTAGCGGCCTGCGTCGGTGTCTGCCCCTTGTTCGTTGACAACACCGCAATTCGCAACCCACTGCTCACACTGGCCTGCTGGCAGTGTTGAATCAGCGCGGTCTGGATGGCGGCCGAATACTGCTGTGCGCAGAGGACGATATTGACATTGACCGTCTCCAGCGCCTTCAGGCCCGTCCGATTACCGGAAGCATCTACAGCGCCGATATAATCGGCGTCCGCCGTCGTCGCGCCGTCGTTGCCGCTCGCGAGTGGCGTATCTGCGAGTGGTGCCGGAATCTCCGTAGCGCCGGCGTCTTCCGTTAGTGAAATATACTGCGAATTAACCGTGCTCAGGTTGGAAAGCGTGAGATTGTCCCACGTCTCGACGACAACTTTCTTGTATGAGACGACCAACTTAAACGAACTCGCCGCTGTCCCTGCCGCTACCTGGACGGAGATGTTATTGCCGTCCGTGCCCTGCGTAAGAGCCGATACCTTGACCGACGGAGCCGGCGTTCCTTCGTTGTCCAACAAATCAAGCACCGCATATGCAGCAGCTGCCGCTGCACAGCGGACGATGACAATCTCGCTCGCGCCTTGGTTAAACGCCCCGAGCGCTGACAGAAAGCCAGTCAATCCGGATACATACCCGCCGAACTTCCGAATAGCATCATTAAGGCTATACACTGTTGTCGGCACGCCGATCGGGCCTTTGCAGAACGTCCCGACGATGCCAATAATGCCGACCGATATGCCGGTGGCTGCCGTCGGCTGCGGCGGTGTCTCGATGATCGAGACACGAGGCACTACGTATTGCTGTAATTGAGCCAAAATGCTCTACCTCCTTCATTCCATCCATGTGATGGATTCGCTGTTGAATGTTGCGTCGATTTCCTCGACCGTAGGCGGCGGTGTGTCTGCCGGCCGCATTCGCGGTGCGTAATACTTCACATCGTAATCAATCAATGCATAATGAAGGATTTGCGAGTTCTGCGACTCCGCGCTTTCGAACGTCACATCCGTCACCGTTGACATGTCCACGAGGCCGCCGAGGTACTGATCGGCTAGCAGCGTGTAGCGCACTTCCTGCGCCAACTGGCGGATCGCCTGCTCACCGTCTTCCGCCTTCATGTGGTGCAGATAGATGTAAATCCGCAGAGCGGCATGCACCTCATCCTGATCGCTGTCATAGTCCTCGAAGCGGAGCTTGGCACACGAAATGGAGGCGCAGGGCTTTACGCCTGGGATCATGCCGTCCACAAGATGATACACTGTGATAGTGGATAGCCGGCTCTCCGCTTGCATGGTCGATTTGACCGCGTTCAGTACATCATCAATATTCATCCGATCTCACCTCGCACCAAATAATCATGTGCAACGCGGATCATGTCCTGATAATCCGACTCCTGCAGGTGGAGGTACGGCCGCGCCGGCATCGTCACCTTCTGCAGCTTGATAACCTTTCCGCCACCGATCGGAATGGCCAGTGCAGGCGCCCGCTTCGGCCGGATGACGCCTCCGAGTTGGTGGATGCGGGCATAGACGAGTGGCGAGCCAACTTCGACGTATTCATCCGTCACGTGATCGACGACTGACTTTTTAAGCTCGCCGTCGCCTTGCAGGATCTTCCGCCCGTGTATGTCCGAAATCCCCTTATTGTACTCGCGGCTGATAACGGACGCGCGGCCTTTCGCCGTTTTACGGTTCGACTTGAGCCCCTTGCCGATCGCCTTCTCCAGCGCCGCACCAGAGTACACTTCAAGCGTTAGCGGCGAGCGCCCCTTCCATTTGGGCCTGCCTTCCTGTTCGAAGTTCTCATGCACCGACTTGAGCATGATTTTTCCAACAGCGCCATAGAACGGCCGCAGCCGCATCACACGCTGCTGCATGCCCTCTAAGGCTTGCATGAGCTCCGTCATGTCGAGGCTCACATCAAGGATGCGCCCGCTCATATGAGTCCCCTCAGATTGGACAGCGGCAGTTGTGTCGCGTTGTCGTACCGCTGCATCGTGCATTTCAACGGACTCGGCGCCGACGTCGTTGTAGCGATGCGCTTACGCATCTCAGGCATGTCCGGTGGTTTCTGTACGACCCCTTCCAGCCCGTTAAGCGTGTCATTTTCAATGACATGGTCCAGATCATCCTGCGCCTGTTTCCGATACACCTCTGCTAGAGGTGTATCCTCCTTATAATTGACACCGGAAAAGTGGAATTTAAGCATCATTGATGCTGCCATATCAGCACAAATGGAATTTATGATATCAGGGATCGGAGCGACAAGGGGTACAACGTAATGCACCTTCAGACGGTCGTTGATGCGTGCCTGTGCTTTCGTGATGTATGGCTGCACCTGATCGTCCGGGAAGGTCACTTCATCCAAAAGCTGATGCAACGCCCGGACATCGCCGGGCGTGCAATAAGCGGTAGCCATAAGCGCCGCCTCCCTTAGCTGATCGTTGCGCTCAGGTACCAGTTCGGATGGTGGATTCGCGGAAGACCATTGATGCCGACGGTGATATCGACATATGGATTCTTCTCACTCGTGGAACGATCCTCAATCGCGGCGAACTTGCCGGGCTGCGGATTATCCATGCCGCCGTTTTGCAACGCGAGCGTGGAGCAGAAGTCCATGCCGACTTCATCGCCTTTGCCGACGCCAACGATCTTGTTCGCAGGGATGAACTGGGTGAAGTTCTGCCCGTCAGTGCTGTATACCTCGGAGTAGACCTCGAACTTCACTTCCGGGAACAGAATCTGCATGGCTTTGCTGATGTTCGACGCCGACAGGTTCATGGCATACACGGACTGCTTGAGCAGATCACGTACCGTACCGTTAGCCGCCAGTAACTTGGCAACTTGATGCGGCATGTAGATCGTATCGAGCTGCGCGCCAGTTCCGTAGTACATCTCTTGCATCGCAGCGATATCGCCGAGAATATCATGGGTGTCGTCAGACCACGTATAGGCGAGCGTCTTATTGGCGTTCGGAATTTTGTGGTCGACATCATATTTGACGCCGTTCTCGTTGACGGAGGTTTTGCCGGTAAGCAACGCACTCCAGCGCAATTGCTCCTGCCGTGTCTCCAAACGTACGTTCAGTTCGTTCGAGCGGCGAACGACGCGCAACCGGCCTGCACGCTCGTTAAACGTGCCTTCTTGGCGAGCAGTCAGCAATTCTTCTTCATTAATGCGGTACGTCTCGCGCCAGTATCCCGTCGCATAGCGGCGAACCGACTGCCCGGACAGTGTCGCGACCTTAGGGTCGGCATTTAGCGCATGCGGCGGCGTCATGCCGTAGGTGGCGTTGATGACATCGACAAGGATTTCGTTCGCGTAGGCGGTAACGACAGGACAGAACTCCGCGCCGCGAAACTTGCCCGGGCGCACGATCGTATTCCGAACGATATGGTTGATTTCCTGCGTGGTTGGAAAGTTCATGCTCATGGTTTATGCTGGCCCCCTTATACAATCAAAATGGATTCGTTTGCACCTGTTGCCGGATCAAGCCCGAACGGAATGACGCGTGCGCCAAGATCCTTCTGCGCGATTGCATCGGCTCCGATGAGCTGGGACAAATAAAACTTGCCAGATACGAACGCGTTCGCGACCTTGTTCTGCGCAGCATCGGCAACCGGGTCGCCGAGAATGACAAGCGCCGTCTCGCTGCCGTCCTGCACAAACAGGTAATCGTTCACGGCCAGAGCTTCAGCGGTAGCCGTTGTGAAGTGGATGTCCAGATTGCTCCCGTTAACCACAACGCTTGTGACAGCGCCGCCGACTTCCAGACCAGTACCGTCCGCTTTCATTACGGCTACGTTATCGCCGACGTTGATTGCCGCGCCGCCTGGCACAGTAATCACCTGCACTCCGCTTGCTGCCGCCGTTTGAATCGGATACCTGCGAACCGGGCGATAAAGCGAATCAGCTGTTGTCACGCCAAGCAGGGTGCCGCGGTCAATATCGCCAGTATTCGGCGCGATCGTGATCGGGAATCGATCGCGAATGGAATAGTCAGCATGGACGCAAATTTGTTTGTCCGCAAACACCGGACCATCCTGCAAACCCGGCACGCGAGAGTTGAATTGCGCTACCGAATTGACGCCGTAAGTAAAATAGGTGCTCATTAGCTATCAGCCTCCTTAGATAATGTACTTGCCAGACTTCTCGTCGATGGCATAGCCGGCCTCGATCATGTCCTGGTCGGCCAACTTCTTCAGCACTTCCGGCGAGTCGTGTTTCGGCGGCTCGCCGCCTTGTCCCATCTGCGACAGTTTCACACGGCCAGCTGCCGGGAACGCATCGAGCGACGCATAAACCGACTCGCTGACAGACACCATCTTGTCGTCGGACAGCTTGATCGTCTTATCGCCGTTGTCAGCCAGCAAAATCGGGCGGTAATGATCGATCACCGCAGGCGGAATCCCGGCGGATACATAAGCGTTAAGTTTGGCATTAACCTCGACAGCGCGGTTCGACAGCTTAATGGCCTCATTCTCCGCCTCCAGGGTCTTAAGACGTGCCTCTGCATCGGCGAGTTGCCTTTTCGTCGCTTCGTCAACGACGGCCGGCGCAGGCGATGGCGTCGGAGTTGCATTTGTATCGGTGCCTCCACTTTTACCAAACCAATCCGCAAGCCTAGCCAGGAATCCGTTGCTCTTTTTCAGTTCTTCCAACACTTCTTTTTCCATCGTATTTCCGACCTCCTCGTGGTCTAAATAGAATGTATCTGGCGGGTCCGCCAGCAGCCGCGCCTCGGGGAGACGCGTGAGAAAAGGCTCATTCGTCAGAGACAGCGCTAGGAGCACTGTTCCGACGTTTGAGCCTGATTCCTTATCGATATAGTTCTCTTGGTACTCGGGGCTGGAATAGCGGTACTTCTTGCTGCGCACCTTCTCGGCGGACTCGTCGCTGGTCGGATCGCCCAACGCATACAGGACATCGCCTTCTTGCACCAGATCAGTTATCCATCCGTCCGCTGCTGCTGCGCCGAAGGTCGGGTCTTCGGTCTTGTCGTGCCCCGTCCGGATAAAAGGATCACGGCCGATTGCCTTCGACGCGAAGTTGCGTTTCATGTCGTCGAAGGTTTGCTGGGTCATTTTAATGGTCCCGTATTTAGGATGCTTCCACTGGCCGATCCGACCCACTGGAATCTTGAGTGGCATCACTCTTCACCTCCGAAATAAGTTTGGACAGACGCTCATGTGCTCCCTGGAGCTGAAACTGACGTTGCTGGGCTTGAGCGAGCCCTTGCTGAAGCTGGCCAATCTGCCCGCTGACCTTTTCAAATTCCTGTACAACCTCTTGCAATTCTTTTTCCAAACGCTCTTTCACTATTATCAACCTCTCCTTCAATTGTTTTTGGCAATGAAAAAAGAGCCTTCGCAATTGCGAGGCCCTTTGAAACTCCAGGCTAAAATTAACGTCCAAACTGTCCGGAACGTATGATTGACACAGCTTCCGATTCTGAGATGTCTTCGTAATCGTTAAACTCCCCGATATCAATGGAGTATAATAAGGGGGCATCAACCCACCCGTTCTCGCGCGTGTACATCTCGTAATTGCCTTCCCGTTTACGGCCAACAAAAAGCGGTTTATCTTTCGACGTATCGAGCATTGTGATCGCAAGATATCTTGTTTTCGGCATGCTCGACACCCCCTACTTGATTTTATCAATATTGACCGGCCTAACAAGCTGCCTCGACAGCTCCATCATCAGCGCTTCGAGTTCCTTTTTTCTTTCCGGACTTGTCGAGGAAGCCCGCTGTTCCTCGTAGTATTCGTGCATCTGATTTTGCTTCGCGTCGAAGCTCTCAGGCGTGTGGAATTGAAGTTCGAACGTCTGCCCTTTCGGATCCCTAAAGACGGAATTGATTCCCTTGTATGCGCTATGATCGTCAAGCCAGGTGTTCTTTGTTTTGACTAAAGTGTAACCGGCATCCGTCAAAAACCGAACGGTCAAGAAGTACGTATTCACCAGCCCCATCACCGAAGCAATAGCGGTGTATCGGATCACATCGTTGATTTTTCTCGCAACTTCAAGCGGAGTGACCTTCTCATCAAACTGCCGGACAGTTACAAAATCGGCTTTTACTTTCCGCAGATAGGATTCCAGCGTTTTCAGCCGATACTCAAGACCTGTCATTTCCCCGCCGCTTTTACGAACGGATTTCCGAACCGTACTTGTTATCCGAGGCTCGTTTCGGGAAATTGTTTTGTAGACTTGTTCCAATTCCTTCCTAGCCTCAGTATAATCCCTTTCAGCATAGATGTCACGGCCTTCTTTGGGGGCGGATCCTGCCACTTGCTTGGCGTCCATCCTCCAGCCTTTAGGCAGTGGCGCTGCCTTACTCCAGTCGGTGCTCTCCGGCGTTATAAGCCCCGGCTCGTACCGGCTATAAATCGGCGTTAAGACAGACCGGCAATGGCCGTGGAGCGGCGGCGTGATCGCCGATAACTCCGGGTTGTTCATCGCCATAACGAGACCGTGGCGGCTGCGACACTGCTGCGAGGTGCGACTATCCAAAATCGCCGAGAACCGAACGTAATCGACGCTGTTTTCCCGGTACGAGGACAACCGTCCGCGATTGTACGCATACGTCGTCTCCGTTCGGATGATGTTCGCCGCGCGCGCCTCGTTATGCTGAAGCAAAGCGGCAACGCCACGCTGCGCCGCAAGACGGTCGCCGCTGACGAGATAGTCGAGCAGCTCTTTCTTGATGCCAGTTACGAGCTCCGCCTCCACATCACCGGCCAGCTTGATCTGCCGGTTTCGCAGCACCTTGATTGATTCTTCCGGCGTAAACTCGCGACTGCTCTCCAGCACTGGCAGATCCGCCAGTTTCACCCGATGCTTCTTCCGGATCGTGGCCGCATCGGCGTCGCCATGCGCTTGGCCCGCGGTGAATATGGCCGCCGACTGCTGATACAGGATCGTGGACAACAACGCCGGCTGCGGTAAGTGGTACTGATGAATCTCGTGCTCCCCGGCACCCCAGGGGATATGGGCAAAGACGACCTTTAGCCATCGGTCATACTTCGCTATCGCATCGAGCTCGGCATCGTCCAAGTACCGCTTGATGTATCGCTCTGCTTTATTCATTGCCGTCATCCTTCGGCGCGGGCTCGCCTTGGAGCTGCTGCGCATACTTGTCCGCGATGTTCGCGCGCATTTCCGCTGGAGATAGCTTCCGCTCTGGCGCCCCGAACTTGGAACGCACATACTGGAAGTCTTCTTCTGCAGCCGAATCCATGTACCCCGCGTTCGTGAGCTGTAGGAAGATCCCGGCCAATTTCGCCATGTCCTCTTCGCTCATTTCGCGCTCCGGGAACTCCCCATAATCATCCTTCGAGCCGAAATTCATTTCCACCAACGGCCGAACCATCTGTTCGAGTAGAGCCTCCGTCAGCTTCTTAAAGATTTTATCCAAAAGCAGCTGATAGATGTCGAAGTGCGATTGACCGAGAGCGTAGCTGCCCGACTTTTGCCCCTCGTCAAACACCAGCGAAGGAACGAGCAGTCCGCGGAACATCATCTTGTTGAGATACGTGATGAGTCGGTCGAATGCATCGCCCATCCCCGCGCCGCCGCCGAATAGCGACTTGATGTCCGCCTTCTCATCAGCTGTTCCCGAAGCCATCGCAAGCCCCGTGCCGTTCTGAAGATTCGCAAGGATGCGAGACATGTACTCGATATTTGAAATAACGTTTTCCGTCCCGTCAATCTTTTTCGGTTTGTCCGGATCGACGATATCCCCGTCTGGCACCATCGCGGCTACGAGCGGCGTGCCGAATTTGTCGACGCCATTGACCCACATTTTCAGCACCGGGTCTTTGAGAAGCCAGTTCTTGCGTACACGTCGTAGCTGGCTCGTACCGTACGGATTTCCGAAGCGCGCATTGTGCGAGAATACGATTGCCTTATTCCGCGGAATGAGCACCGGACTGCCAGCAAACCAGCGGTACTGCGTGATCGGCGTTTCTCGATCCAGCGCGCCGGACTCCTTGTCGATGTTGAAATACACCGTGCGCGGATGGTACGTCGCCAGGCTGTCCCAAACGATGCGGCTGCCGTCGACCTTGTAAACGATCTCCGTGCCGCTGTATCCCGCCCAGAGCGCCGAAAGCATGTCACTGCAAGCGTCCATGAGCGTGCCCGTCATACCTTCGAGGCAGTTGTTGACGAAATTCTCGATCTCCGGGTACTTTTCATTCTGGTATCGATCGAGCTTCAGCAGCGTCGACAGGATCATGAAATCAATTCCGGCGGCGATCGTCTCGTCGGTATCGATCATCCGCTCGTAGTCGAGGAGGTTGGCGCTGTCCGGATTCGCGATCGCCTTGTCGAACAAGATGAATGTCGTGTACAGCTGTGAACCGATTTGCCCGACAATCCGCGGCGGCGGCCGTCGTAACATCGTGTCGTCCAGTATCCTCACCTCCTTACCAGGTCGATTCAATCCGCTGTGCGGCGCTCTTGCCGACGACCCGCGCGTTCTTCAGTGTAAATTTCTTCTTGTGGTTCAACGCCCAATTCGAGAGAGCCAGCGCCCAGAACTTATCTCCGTGGTGCTTTTCATTGTCGTCCACCGCATACCGGAACAGTCCCGTGCTGGTTACTTCTCGCTTGATGGCTACGATCTGACTAATCAGGTCGCGGTCATTCGGGATCAGGATGCCGGCACGGCCCCTCTCGAATTCCCTGTGCAGCGCGACGGCCATCGCCTCTTTATTGGCGTTAGTGAACGGAATTGGCTCAACTTTGGTGCCGAATTTTTTCCGTCTCCCCTCCGCCAGCTGCATACCTAGACCTGTTTCGTCGATGCAGAACCTGACCGGGCTCGCAATCTCGAGGAATCGATCAAGCTCACGCTCCTGCAGGTCGAATTCCGACTGCTTAAATGTGGCCATGAGACGGAGGATCTTCCCGTTCTCCGTCTCGTCCAAGGCAGTGAGCTCCGATGCATCCTTGCGGCGGCCGACGTCGTATCCGCCGCCGAGCCGACCTGTCGTCTTCTCGCGAAGCGCCTCGAACGTCTCAGCCATAATCCGTTGCTGTTCGGAGAACCCGCCGTCTTCCGGTGGCTCGTCGTTCATGACGCATGCGTACACCATGGCCAGCGGAAAGTAGGACGAGGTATCGTCGATAAACGCGCACTCGAATTCCTGCTGGAAGGCTTCAAGGTCCAGTGCATTGAACAACTCAAGCAGTTGCTCCGTGCCAAATTCCTCGACCCGCTGCAGCGTGTGCATGCCGGGAGCTTCTCGGCGGGCTCTCGGAACGTCTTTGCACAGTAAAGAGAAGTCCCACCAGTAGACCGTGCGACGCTTGAAGCTCTTGAACTTCTTCACACCGTCCCAGATATCGAAGAATTTGCCGACTTTGCCGAGCGGCGTGCTGATTACGGTCAGGCTGCCATGCTTCACACGTGTCAGGACCGGGACCGCCGACGCGTATACCGGATCGGCGAAGCTGCCGAAGAAGGCGAATTCGTCCAAGACCACGTCCAGAACGTTGTTAGAGCCCTTACCTCGAATCGGCCCTTTGCCTTGCGCGATGATCCGCGTGCCGGTGCTCTCCCGTCCCGATTTACTGATGAACTCAAGGCTCATCGCGTTGTCGACGAGCTTGCGCTTCTTGTAGTTGTCGGGCAGGCTATCGTAAATCTGCTTCGCATAGCGGATTTTCTCTTTGGAGTCGTCCGCCTTGTACGAAGAGATGATGCACGTGTAATCATCAAGGTTCTGGCTGCGGGCGAGCGCACGGGCAGCCGATACGAATGAAAAGCCGAGCTGCCGTCCCTTTAGATAAATCTGGAATCGGTCGACCGCCTCGAGAAATTCCCGCTGGTAGTCGTCGAATTCCAGCACCGGATCGGTCAGTAATTCGAGATAGCCTGCTTCTGTGGCAAGGCAATCCAGTAGAGCCTGCGAGTCAATCTGCTTCGGTGTGATGATCGTCGGGCCAATCGGCTTCATCCCGATCCCGCCTCACGGACCTCCGCCTCCACCTCGATAGGAGGCGGTTTCTTGCCGAAGCGAGAAGCGAAGCGGTCATGCACCTGTTGAACCGATACGCCAATATTGACTTGCACCTGCGGCCCAGAATCCTTCACGGCCTTCGGCGTCATCAGGAAATTGGTGAGGTCGATGCCGAGATCCTTCGCGATCTTCGTCGCTGCCAGCAAAGCCGGGTGCGTCATGTGTTCGTATCCGAACTCCGTCGGCTTCATCACGACGACGCCATCCGTGTTCACAGCGTCGAGGCAGCGCATCAGCTGCACGGCCAAGCCGCCTGCCACCGTCCCGACGTCGTCCTTCAGCGTGTCAAGCTCACCGGTGCGGAAGGCGCGCTGCCACTTCTTCATTTTGCGCAGCTCCGGACGGCAAAGCTCGTTATCAGCGACTCGACCGAGCTGGAAGTCCTTGCAGTTGTCCCGGTGTGGGCAATCCGCTGTACAAGGACGGACCGGTAATTCAGAGGCGAGGTATGTCCGCGCCCGGTGCTTCTTTAGCTCCAGTTCATTTCGGGCAGCCTCGACCAACTGCTGGCCGAGCTCCACATCGTGGTCAGTGACCGTCGCGTAAGGTTCCTGAGCAGCCTTCGAAGGCCCTTCGCCCAGCAACTCGCTCCAGTAATCGTCATCGAAATCAGCCATTTGCTTTGCGGACATCCTCTTCACCTCCTCGTCCGTTAAATTCCCAAGCGCTTGGAATTATACTTCCTCCAGCCGAATTCTCGGCGCTGGCGGTGCCTCTACGATCGGCGGAAGCCACGTCCCGAGCACAAGCATACCAGCTGCGCATATACCCAAAGCCAGCTTATTTACAGCGTCCTTTGTTTTGCGGCGCATGGCCGTTCCCGCCTTTCGGATAAATTAAAAAACACCCCGCTGTTCGAGGTGCTTACGTGATTTTACGTGATTTTACGTGATTTTACGTGAAACCTAATTTCTCGACGGCGGCCTGCAGCTCTTCTTCGCCCGGCTGCGCGTAGATCATCGTCGTTTCGATCTTGACATGGCCGGCGAGCTTGGCAACCAGAAACACATTGACGCCCTGGGCGACTAGATCATGGCAGAATGTATGTCGCAGCACGTGTGGCGTGAGCCCATCCACTTTGGCTTTCTCGCCGATCGTCGCGCACAAATGTTGTACGCCTTTTGGCGAAATCTGATCGCCACGTTGGCTATCGAAAAGCCATTCCGCTGCGGCCCGCTCTTCGACCAAGTATTCGCCAAGGCAATTGCGTAGATCGCTGGGCATCGGTATGGTCCGCGTTTTATTTCCTTTCCCGCGCACCGTCAACGTGCCCTTTCGTTCGCTGATAACGATGTCCGTCGGCTTCAGGTTGACGAGCTCCGATACCCTGACGCCGGTCATTAACATGGTTAAGATTATCGCGGTGTTTCGCCGGTCATTCTCGTTAAGTGCGGTACGAATGACACGGTATTTCTCATTCTTCCCGAGCCACTTCGGCGCGTCTTTCACCTGTGCTGGCCGCTTGACCTTCTCCAACGGGTTATGGTCGCGATAACCTTCCGACTGCATCCATTTGCAGAACGTCTCGATCGACGCCAGCGCTAACGACACCGACGACGGCTTGTGGCCGAGAACGTTTTGAAGATGGCCTCGGTATTCAACAGCATCGATAGACGTAATTTTGAGCGGATCGGCATCTCCCTGTTCCTTCAGCCAGTTCAAGAACCGACTGATTTGCGTTCGATAAGTCGATATCGTCTTGTCGCTTTTCCCCTCGGCTCGCAATGCCCTCAGATACTGCTCAAGCATTTTGGACACTCTCCCATTATACGACGAGATTTTAACAGGATAACGGCCTCAAAAAGCCGCATCTAATGTACTCTCAGTATACTAAACTCGTCGTATAATAGCAATAATGCGACGAGACAAACAGCCTCGTCGCAAATCGCTTTTTCAGGGCCACGCATCCGCGTCGTGGAGTACTTATCGTCGACTCCTTAAAATGTCCCTCTATATATAAATGCCATTTCGTATGACAAACGTATGACGATAAACCTCAGAGCCCTTGTCCCACCTTGGCCCGCGCCCTGTCGACATATCGCTGCACCGACGCCTTGGACAGGTGGATTTCCTTGCTTATATCCGCAAAACTCATTCCGTGTGCCGTGTGCAGCAGGTAACATTGCTGCTCCCTCGCCGATAATTTCAATAGAATCCGCACCAGTTCCCTCTTCCGCTCAATCGACACTGCCATTTCTGGCTCTGGTTCTGTTCGCGGCAATAAGTCCATGTCCATCATGATTGATCTGCTGTAGGCGTCGTGAATCTCGATCCCTCTTCGGCTATTCGGTCGGCGACCACTGCGCATCCACTCGATGGCGTAGTTCATGTCCGATATCATGCCGCTAACGATTTCGACTTCCTCTCGTACTTCGTCGGTCATGTCGTCCGACTCATCGCCAATCAGAGAATCGCGGTACTTTTCAAGATCACGCTTGCCCTTTGCGTATTCACGCAGCCTATCCTTAACCCAAGTCAACGCGATCGCCTCCCCCAAGGAGTACGGCGCTCGATCTGCTGGTAGCTTCCCCGTTCATCGCGGACGATGCTCTTGGTGTAATATCGCATCGTTTCATGTCGTATTTCCTCTCGATGCTCCTCGCACAGCGGCACTAGCACCCAGCTCGTCGTTGCGTGCTGCTTGCATCCCGGAAATTCACATCTCAAGCTGCTCCCCTCCTCACGCGTTCAATTCGTGCTTTCACGGCCTGCATCAGTTCTTCTTGCCCTGCTGCTTTCCTCTCTAACGCCGCCACGGCCTCCTCGTCCATCGTGCCCTCGGCCACCAATCGCATCACAACGATGCGTCTCGTTTGGCCCTGCCGATGCACCCGCGCATTCGCCTGCTGGTCCTCTTCCAAGCTCCAGATCTGGTCGTACCATACGACCGTCTGGCAGCTTGATTCCTGCAGGTTAAGCCCATGGCCGGCACTCTTTGGGTGGAGAAGCAACAGCGGAATCTTGTCATTGTTCCAAGCTCGGATGTCCTCGACGCCGTCTTTCCCTTTGCCCAGCGTCCGCGCCTGCGGAAACCGCTCCTGAATACGGGAAAGGCTATGCTTGAAGTTATAAAACACCATAACCGGCTTGCCTTGCACAGCTTCGATGATGTCATCCAGTGCGTCCAGCTTGGCCTCGTGGATCATCTTCACACCGCGTTCCTCGTCGTAGACGGCCCCCGATGCCATCTGCAGCAGCTTGTTCGACAGAACCGCTGCCGTATTCGCTACCACATCCGCATCTTGATACGGCAGCAGCAGATCGCGCTCCAGCTTCTTGTACAGTTCCCGCGCCTCCGCCGACAACTTGATCGGCACGTTCACGTCGATACGCTCAGGCAGCTCAAGCCAATCAGCTGCTTTCATGCTGACAGCGATGTCGCCGATCGCTTCGTAAATCCGCTCTTCAGACTCCTTTTTTTGTTTCCACTCGTAGACGACATGCCCGCTGCGGGAGCCGGCAGTAAAGTATCGGTCCCGGTATCCGGTGATCGTCTTGCCAAGTCGCTCACCCTGGTCGATCAGATACGTCGGTGCCCAAAGGTCCATCAGGCTGTTCGGCGCCGGTGTACCGGTCAATCCGACAACTCGCTTCATCAGCGGCCGCACCCGGCGTAAAGCCCGAAACCGCTTGGAATTCGGATTTTTGAAGCTCGATATTTCGTCAATCACGACGGTATCAAACGGCCACTTGCTGCCGTATTCGCTGACAAGCCATTCGACGTTCTCACGGTTGATGACGTAGACGTCCGCCTCCGCCCGCAGCGCCCGGCGACGCTGCTCGGCACTGCCCAATACTTTCGAGATTCGCAAGTGCCGGAGATGATCCCATTTCTCGATCTCCCGCGCCCAAGTGTCGTCTGCCACCCGCAGGGGGGCAATCACCAGCACACGTCCGGCCTCGAAATGGTCATTCAGCAGCAGGTCGATCGCTGTCAGCGTGGATACTGTTTTGCCAAGTCCCATCTCAAGAAGCAGCAGCAGATAAGGCGTGTCCAAGATGCGGTTTGTCGCGTATTCCTGATATTGGTGCGGCCTATACTTCACCTAGCACCCACCTCCGAATGCATTTCTCTATGTCGTCTACCGAGTCAATCTTGTAGTGTGTATGCCCCAGCTTTTGAAGTGTCCTTTTCCACTTCTCCTGGAGAGGCTTCAACGGTTCTCCGGGTGCCTTCATTTCGACGTACACGGTTCGGCCGCCGGGGAGAATGACAAGTCTGTCGTTGACCCCGTTATTCCCGGGGGACACGAATTTCGGGGCCTTGCCACCAATCCGCTCGACCTCCCGAACCAAACGTGCCTCAAGTGCTGATTCTCGCATGTTCCGACCTCACTTTCTGGGTTGCCACAATTGCCCTCATTCGCGCGTACTGCATATATTCGTGTTTAACCTACGGGTGGGTGTTATACGTGCTCCGCGTTTCCTAGGTTAATTTAATTATTATTAATTAGAAGAAATTAACGGCAACCACGGCAACTTAGCCTTTCAGGCCTTACTGCTGCTGCATTCTTGGGTTGCCGTAGGTCGGCAACCTCACGGCAACTACGGCAACCGTTCACGGCAACCACGGCAACCTCACGGCAACCGTTCACGGCAACCTTTCAAAAACGCGCTGAACGCCATATCCGGCGATCTTGGCTTTCCCTTTTCGCTCCGCCCAGCCCGGTATGCGACGCAGCATGTCCATGATCTCCTTGGCCTCCCAAGTGCGCATCGTACCTTTCTTATTGCCGAGACATTCCGTCCAGACTTGGGCGGCGCACACCCGCTGCCGCAGACCCGATGGGCGATCCATCTCGTCTGGCTCTTCGGAGTCCAGCCACTCCTGAATAAGCCCCTCGCGTGGATCATTCTCCATGTGTGCCGCTTGCTGCCGCTCCGCCTCCATGCGGGCCTCGCTATCCAGCTCCAAGGGCTCCCCCGCCTTAAACCAGCTCACAACCTCCGCCCAAATTTGGCGCACCAGTTGATCCGTGAGATGGTCCCAATGGCTCTGTTCCGCCCGTTCCGGCATCACCTCAACCGGCCAAAAGCGGCGATTCCCGGTCATATCCCGCAAAAACTCCCGCGTGTTCGTCGTGCCGAAGAATACGCATTTCCGCGGAAAATCCGAAACTTGCCGATCGTAAGCCACGCGGTAACGGTCCTCTGTCTTGGACAAAAACGCCTTGACCTCTTCGACCTCGGATTTCTTCATGGCCGACAACTCGCCGATCTCGAAGATCCAGCCCGACTGCAGATGCTCGCCGGCTTCCTTATTCTCAAACGTCCGCAGGCTATCGCTGAACCACTCCCGGCCCAGCTTTGACAGCAGACTACTCTTTCCGGCCCCCTGCGGCCCGACTAGCACCAGCATTTGATCGAATTTGCACCCCGGACGATACAGCCGTGTCACAGCCGCCAGCAGCATCTTCCGCGTCGCCTGACGCGTGTAATGGGTGTCGGCGGCGCCCAAGTAGGTAATGAAAATCCGCTCAGCCCGCTCGACACCATCCCACTGCTCGCTCTCCAGATAGCTCTTGATCGGATGAAAGACGTTGCGGTGCACGACCTCCGTGAATGCGTTCTGGATGGACTTGGCCGAATTGATTTTATGGGCTTTGGCGAACCAGTGCTGCAGGCGCTTATCGTCCGCCCCGAGCCACGGCTCATAACTGCGATTCGGCCGCTCCCGGCCCCGCCACGGCAGCGCCCGGCGCACAACCTCGGTATTGCCGAACGCGTCGTAACCGAGTACACCCTTCCAGCGGCCGTGACTGAGTATCAGCTCGATGTTCCCCGCGGTAGGAAGCGGCAGGCTGGTTTTGTGATGCATTTCCAGCTGGGTTTCCCAGTCGACGTCGGGATCATCGCCGTCATCTTGAGCCGCTTCCTCCTCGGTAAAATCCTCGGCGCCGAACGCCTCGTTGATTTCCGCCATTTTCAGCTTTTTAAGCGCCGGCCGCTCCGCCGCCCACTTCTCCATTGCCAGCTGACTCGGCAGCTTGGCGATCGGCGTAAACTCGCTCGCCCGCTCATCGAGGCTGCCGAATTTATGCAGCCGGATGAGGTCGAACGCGTTGACCTCCCGCCCGCTGCACGGGTCGCTCTCATGGTGGCTGTAGGCGAATGTGTCGTCATCGTACACGACGAGCCCGCCGTAGCTGCTGGCACCGACGAACGTGAACCGCGTCAGGCTGTCGTCGACGGCCTCATAGATGTCCGGCAGGAACTCCGCGACGGCCTCGCTGATCGTGTAGCACCGGCAGAACGCGCCGATGATGCCCTGTTTGCTGCGCGGGTCTTCCATCTTCTTCGCTGACTGCCGCTGCACTTTGTCGTCCTTGTGCCGGGGCCACTGCAGCGGATCGCGCCAGTCGTCGTACTCGGCCAGCAGCGCGTCGACGGATAGCGGTTCGCCCTCGTACACCTCGAGCACCGACTCGGCGTCCTTGCTGCAGCTCGGCAGGTACATGAGCCGGTGCACTTCGAATGTCGTCTTGTCGAAGTATTCCATGCCGATCTGCTCGGCCAGCTTGCGGCTGACGGCGGCGTATTCGTCCGGCGACATGGCGCGATCCGGAAGCACGATCAGGCGGTACTTCGGCTGTTGCGCCCGATGGCTGTGCGTCGAGTACAGCACATAGGCGCAGCCGCCGAGGACGAGCTCCGCGGAGAAGAGGAAGCCCTCGTTGCCGTGGTCCACGTCCAGCGTGATGAGACTGCGCGTGTCGACGTTCTCCTTCTTGCGGCGCCCTCCCCGGACGAGCCCGCCGACGAAGGCAGGCCCGTCCTTGATCTTGTGGCGGCGGATATTGTCCAGCTTGTCGTACTGGGCCATCGTCTCCGCGGTGCGGCGGATCTTCCGCAGCCGCTCAATCAGCTCATCCCAGGTCAGGTATTCAGGTTTCCAGTTCGTGTCGGCGCGGTGCTTGCCGAAGCTAATATCCAGCTCATCCATCGTTGTCACTTCCCAACGTTATCCTTATTCGGGAGCTTATTGTTTGGCGGCAACAAGCCGTACCGATGCCCACCGAATTCGACGATCGTCGGCACGCCGTCTTTGACCGTGATAATTTTAATATCCTTGCGGACTTTCAGCGGTTCGCCCATCTCAGCACCCTCCTCATACAACTAAATATTCCTGCAATTTTGGGAGGAAATTTCTCACATTTCGTCGAATTGTTTTGCGTAAGGAGGCGAATGTGCTTGAATTTCCCAGCAATGGTTGATACAGCATTACGATCAATAGGACGTCGAGTTCAAAAGGCTCCGCATAACAAGTTGGAAGAACTAGGTTCCAGAAATGTCCATAGAAGCTCCTTTGCTGTTACAGATACCTTCGCAGTATTGACGGAGGAGCTAAAAAACGAAATATGTTCGCTTTTAGACTCACTCTCTAAGATGAACTTAAGCCGTAGGCAAATCAGAATAATTGAAATGAAAATAGATGAGTCAATCGATACAGCCTACGAGACGCACAAGGAATACCTCAAACGGATAAATATATTTGATATTGGACACATTGACTGGACTGAATACCTAAATAACCAGAAAGAAGACTCGCTCTCCACCATCAGTATTAAGTTGCTCATTATAAAGAGCGCAGCGACCGATAGAAGAATTAAATTCTGGTGGGATCTAAGCAAAATTGTACTGACTGCGATAATTGGTGGCGTGATCGGCGCGTACATAAAAAGCAAGCTCGGAGATGTGCCGACTAAGTTGGGGTAATAAGCTACCCTAGCATCTCCGCGAACGCCTCATCCACGGCCATGCGCAGGTTGTTGACCGCCGTTCGGTAATAGCTCTCCTTCAGCTCCACGCCGACGAACCGCCGCCCCATCTTGATCGCTTGGTAGCCCTCGCTGCCGATGCCGGCGAACGGGCTGAAAACGATATCGCCCGGATTACTCCAGAGCTCCACGCCCCGGGCGATTACGTCCAGTTGCAGCGGGCAAATGTGCTTCTCGTCCTTCTCGTCGCGGGCCGAGCGGTACTGCAGCGTATTGCTCTGCCGAATGTCCATCCAGACCGGCGAGGCGTAGCGACGCCAGACATGGTGCGAGTAAACCGGGTCTTCCTTATGAAGTGAAATATCCTTGTGTTCTCGGCTATCTTTGAGCTCCGGCTCTTTCTTCGGGGCTCCCGGCTCGTTCTCGCCGTAGAAGCGAGTCATGCCGTCCGGATGAGCGACGGGCTCGGGATTGTCGCCGGGCTTACGCACGGTGAGAAGGTAATCCGGCAACCCCTGGCGGCACATCGCCGAGTCCTTGACGATTTGTTTGTGCATGAGCCCGAGCGCTTTTGTCCGCGTTGCCTCGATCAATGGATCCTTCCAAATGACAACTCGCGAATGGTAGATAAACCCCTCATCCTCAAATGCTTGCCGGAGCTGCGCCGGAAAATCCTTAATTCCGATAAAGCCATCTCGACTCTTCATGGCCGGAATATCCATGCAGTGAAAGCTCACCAGTCGCCCGGGAATCGTGATTCGAAACAACTCGCGAATCAGGAAGCGAAAATGCTCGAAAAACTCATCGTCACTGCGGCAGTTCCCCATGTCGCGGTCACTGTTTGAATAGGTATACAAGCTGCTGAACGGCGGCGAGAAGATCGAATAGTGAACGCTGTTATCTGGCAGACCACGTGCGATTTCCACGCAGTCGCCGTTATAGAGGGCGAAGTCCGCCTCGATGAGTTGGTCGATTGTATTAAGCTGTGTCTGCAAATCGTTCACTCCTCAGCCACGTCGGCACCATAATTGGCGCCTTTGGCTCATATTCGGTCACGTCGCGCTCCGTTGATCGGATCGACTCTGACGTGATTTCCTTCGTGTACTGGACCATCTCGGCGATCATCTTCCGGAAGTCCGTCTCCTTGCGCTTGATGTTCTCCGCTGTCGCCCCTTCCCGAGACGACGTAATCATCGTCACGTTGACCGGCCGCGTCTGGCCGAAGCGGTAGCAGCGCCGGACTGCTTGGAAGACTTGTTCGAAGCTATCCGACAGACCGACGAACGCCATGTTCGCGCAGTGCTGCCAATTAAGCCCGAATCCTGCGATCGATGGTTTGGTAACGAGTACCCGGATCTTGCCAGCGGCGAAGTCCAGCATCGCCTTCTCCTTGAATGTGGGCTTGTCGGAGCCCTTGACCTCGACGGCGCCGGGAATCGCCGCTGTCAGCATCTCCGATTCGACGTTCAGATCGCACCATATTAGGAAAATTTCGTCCGAATTGTTGACCAGTTCGGCGCAGGCGGCCACCCGCTCTGCAACCGTTTCCCGGCGGGCCCGCTGCCGCTCGGTGAGCGTCTTCGCCGGCTCGCCTTCGACCTCGATCACGTGGTCCGTGATTGTCAGTGGCGGCAAATTGTAGCCTTCGTCCGGGTAGCCGAGGTCGGACGGCTTCTCCAGCACAACGCCCCAGCTCGCCACCCATCGCCAGAAGGCGTCCTCCGCGTGGCCCTTGAGTCGCCATTTCTGTGTATCGCCGCCGTCGTGGACGAAGAACATCGACAGCATCTCGCTGCGGCTCATAACGCCGAGGAACTCCGCATGGTTACCGATCTCCATGTAGTCATTCGGCGCCGGTGTCGCCGTACAGGCGAGCCGATACGGCGTGAAGGCGAACGACTCGATCAGCTCCGTCCGTAGCTTGCCAGTGAACGACTTAAGGATGGAGCTTTCGTCGAGCACGACGCCGTCGAACAGCACCGGCTCGAAGTGATGTAGCATCTCGTAGTTGGCGATGTTGAGACCCGGCTGCACGTCGTCTTGGCTGCGGCAGAGGGTGATCTGGTAACCCAGCTGCTCGCCTTCACGGACTGTCTGCGCTGCCACGGCGAGCGGAGCCAGCAGCAGGACGTCGCCGCCAGTCAGCCGATGGACGTTCATCGCCCACTCGATCTGCATGCGGCTCTTACCAAGCCCCGTCCCGGCGAAGATCGCCGCCCGCCCCCGCCGCAGCGCCCAGCGGACGAGATCGCGCTGGAAGTCGAACAGGCTGTCGTGCAGCGCGACGAGGTCAACAGAGAAGCCGGACGGTGGCATCGTGGCGCGCTTACTATTAATGAAGGATTCGTATGAAGTCATGCCAGCATCTCCTCCCATGAGAAACGATCCGTATAATCCGGAATGCAATGCTCCGGCAGATTCGCACGAGCCAGAGCATTCGGCATAACTGGTGAAACGGAATTGCCGCATTTGGCGACTTGCTCGGCTTGGGAAAACGGCTTGCCGTTGAAAATCGGATTGATGATGTATATTTTGGGAAATCCTTGCCCGTTGTACAGCTCCCGCGGAGTCAGCATGCGCATACCGATGTCGACGATGACGTAGGGAACGCCGTGAACATGGACGAGCACGAGGCCGAATCGATCATGAGTCGTCACAGTGCCGAGCGGTTGATCCAGCCCCTGCCCTACACTGCTTCCGTAGTAGGCGACCATGAACGCATACACCGCGCCGATGTGCATGCCGCCGGCCGTCACCGTCGGGATCGGGTCCGTCATGGCGCTGCCGATATTATCTCCCCGGAACTTGATGAGGTTGCCCGTCACAAGCGCGTACCTGTTAGAGGTATCCAGCGTCATGATCGGCTTGTCCATC